CTACGCGGCACTGCCCCCTCCTCCTTCACTTGGCTCGGCGATAACAGCTCGAGCGCGCCGGAACGGCTTGAAGGTGAGCGTGCAGGCGCCCACGCTGAGGCCGATCTCGAACTGGTCGTGGTCCCAGCCCGGATGTGCCGTGGCGATGCGCTCGGCGTAATCGGCGAAGGGCTTTAACGCCTCGCACGCAGCCGTCAGCTTCGCCGCCACGATGAGGCTCTCTCTCGCGAGACGGGCGCTCTGCTCTTCGGATGCGAGGATCCGCTGCATGACGGCCTCGCCGTGGGCCTCGGTGTCCTTCTCGCTGGGCTCATCCTCGCACCCGCCCGAGCAGCAGACGGGGCACACCACATCCTCTTCGCTCGGGAGACACTGCTCGGACGAGCCGATCCACCCGCAATAACCGCACTCGGTGAGATAGTAGCCGCCCCGGACCGGGATCGGCGGCGGGGTCGGGTTGCGGAAATTGGCTGCCTCCTCGGCGAGCCGAGCGCCCTCGGCGCGCAGGCACTCGTCGCAGGTGAGCATGAAGGGCTCGCCGCCGTTGTCGAACGGCTTGCCGCAGTCGTCGCAGATCGCGCTCACGCTGCCCTCCCGCGCATCGCCTCAAGGAGTGCTTTCTGCGCTGCGATGAGCCGCTCGTAGGCCGCGATCTGCTCATCCTTCGCGGCCATAGCTCCGTCGTAGGAGGCCATGAGGCGACGCGTGCGAACGTTGGCGCGCAGGTTGCCCACGGCCACGACGATGAGCGCGATGGTCTGGAGCGAGATCGCCAGGGCGGCGACGACGATGATCTCTGTGTTCATGCTGCCCTCCCGCTCGTCGCCTCGGTCGGCCGGATGATGCCGTCGACCGGCTTGCCGGCCTTGGTCCGGATCTCCTCGATATCCGCGACCATCTTCGCGCGACCGCGCCGCTGCGCGTCGAAGTAGCTGGCCCCGTAGCGGTCGGTCTCGATCGCGCCGGCTGCGATCGCCAGGGCGCGCTTGCCCTTCGCGATGTCGAAGTGGATCCACGATGCGTCGCGGTGCTTCCCGAAAGACAGCTCGGGGTGGCCCTGGATCCACTTTCGGTCGACGCCGATGCGGTCCACCATCGCCAGCAGCTCGTCGAGGCTGTCGGCCCAGAGGTGGCACATCATCATGCGCCCGAATGGGAAAATGGGCTGGTCGACGTAGCAGCTCATTCCGCGGCCTCGGCGATCGGCGCAAGCTCGGCGAACCGCGCCAGGAAGGCGGCTTTGGCCATGGCTGGCGTCAGCGGCGGGATGTCGATGTCGAGCGGCTCGCGGCCCCGCGTGTAGTTCCAGTCGTCGCGGTTCTGCATCAGCTCGCGCTGCTCGGTGGCGAGCATCACGACGTCCGCCTCTTTGACCGACGGTGGCATCGGCTGCGGCACACCGAACCGCGCGAGGACCACAGCCTCGACCGCCTTCTCGATCTTCCGGTAGTCCGGCAGGAGATCCTTCAGCGGCTTGGCCACATCACCCACGAACGCCTCGGCGGCATCGTGCATCAGGCCGGCGTAGGCGTCCTCCGGTGGCACGATGCGCGACACGATCACGCTGTGCTGGGCGACGCTGTAGAACCGCCGGCAGTGGCCGGAGAACCGGCAGACGTTCGACAGCCCGTGGGCGATATCCTCGATCGTGAAGGCGCTCTGCTCGGGCGCGAGGAAGTCGAAGTAGTTCCCGCTGGCGAGCAGGATGGTCGGGCCGACGATGCGGCGCACGGTCGGGCTCTGCATGATGCCGGTCATAGATCTTCACCCGCTGTCTCAGCTTCGGTGTCCTCGTCCTCGGCTGGCTCCGTGCAGCCACACGGCTCGGCGGCCATCGGATTATCGCGCTCGTAGAGGACGTAGCCGCGGCCCCAGCAGCGGGGGCATCGCTTCCTGGCTTCATCGCGCAGGTGGTCGAGCGTGTAGGCGGAGATCACGACCGCACCTCCGGGAAACCGTTGTGCTCGACGCCGTCGAGGAGCCGGCCGGCGGCCTTCTTGCCGATGCGGCAGATCGATGTGTCGGGGTCGAAGTTGTGCCAAGGCAGTCCGCGCAGGGTTGCCGTGTCGGCGGCCAAGTCGTGGCGCGGCGCCCACGCACCCCATTGTTTGAAGAGGTACGCGACATCTGCGCTCGCGCACGCATCGCGGATCTGGCGGGCCCAGTCCGGGTGCATGGGCCGGGCGCCGGGGCCGCTCTCGCCACCCACGATAATCCAGTCGAGCTTGCGGGCACCGCCGCCCCAAGCCGAAAAGCTGCTTCGGCCGCCACCCGTCAGCGCGTTGATCTGATCGCAATCCGGCCACGTCGGCGTTTTGAAGGTCCAGTTCGTAATGGGTCCCAGCAGCGGCTCGGCCGACACGAACCGCACGGCGGCGGGCGTCGCCAGCAGGTCCGGCACGCGCTCGTCGGCCCGGCGCTGATCCTCGGTTGATATGCCCAGCCACACGTTCGGGAGGGGCCATCCCGGCCACTTCCGCGAGCCATCCGGGTTCCAGAACCGGTCGCTAACGGTATCGAGGTCGAGGAACTCGCCGGCTGCCTGGTACACACGCTCGTGGCGATCATCGCCCTCGGCCTGGGCGGGCATGTCGAACGCAGGCAGGCCGGGGCACTCGATCCGCTGGGCGGGTGTCGGCTGCCAGCGCTCCTCGAACCATTCCCGCATCCGGGCGGGCCGCTTCGTGAGCACTTGGAAGGTGTGCTGCGGGCACAGCGCCATCACGGCGAAGACACGATCGATCCACTCGTCCGGCACGCCCTCAGCGAACAGGTCGCCATGCGCGCAGACGAAGATCTTGCGCGGGCGCCGCCACGTGAGCGGCTGCGTCAGCCATTCCTCGTTCAGCCGCACCTTGCCGTTCCAGACCGGGCCGGCCTTGGTCTGGACGGTGAGCCCCTTTCGGGACGGCAGGTTGCGCAGCCGCGTGCCCGCGAGCTTCATCGCGTAGCAGTTGGTGCAGCCCGGGGAGACGATGGCGCACCCGGTGATCGGCTGCCACGTCGCATCGGTCCATTCGATGGTGCTGGACTCGGCCATGGGGCTACTCCGCGGCTTCGGGGATGAGGACAGGTTGCGGCTCGAAGCCGATCGAGCGGCAGACCGCGGTGGCCACGGCCCGGCCCATGGCGAGCGGGACGCCGTTGCCGATCATTTTGCGCTGGGCTTGGACGGTGAACGGAGATGCATCGCCGAAGAAGTGCGGCGGCAGTCCCTGCCTGCGGGCCATCTCGTCGATCGGCAGTCGATCTCCACGGTTGCCACACACCCGGCGCTTCCCGGCGATCAGGTGTTTCGGACGGCCGTGGCGGTCCTCGCGAGCGCATGAGGTGATCGCAAGATGCGGGTCCGGCCGGTGCAGGGCTTCCGTGATGATCCGGATGCGCAGCCCCTCGCGCGAGCCGATCGACATGCGGCGCTGGCGCATCGTCTCGCCGCCGCACCAGACATCGCGGATCACGCTACCCTCGATGGTGTAGCCGTCGACCACCGGCGCCGGCGCCTGGACAACATTCTCCATCGCGAACCAGGCCGGCCGGGCGCCAGACACGATCCGCTCGAACTCTGGGATCAGGTTCTCAGCGAGCGGGATCCCCAGGTGTGCGTTCCACCTCGAAAGCTCGGACGCGAACTGGCAAGGCGGGCCGCCGATAACGCCGTCGAAGCGCCCGGCCGGCGGATGAAAGCGGCGCACGTCGCCGCCCCAGAGGAGATCCGGCCCGCGCACGACGCAGAACCCGGCTTCCTCGAAGGCCATGTCCAGCAGACCGATGCCCGGGAAGAGCGAGAGGACGAGAGGCGCGTTCATGCCGCCTCTCCCGACGTCGCGGCGGCCGGCTGGCCCTCGGCGGCAAGCAGGTCGAACAGCGACGGCGTAGCGTGAGTGCGCTCCTGCGCTCGCAGGTAGGCCGTGGCGTCCGAGAAGTAGCCGGGGTTGAGCTCGACGCCGGCACCGCGACGGCCAGCCTTCACCGCCCGCAGCGGTACCGTGCCGATGCCGGCGAAGGGGTCGAACACCAGCTCGCCCCGGGCCGAGTAGCGCTCGATCAGCCGGTCCACGATGTCGAACTGGAGCGGGCAGACGTGCTTCTCGCGCCCCTTCGCGGCCTGCCCCGTGTTCAGGGTGAGCATGCGGGCGATGTCGGTCCACACGTCGTCCCGGGACGATCCCGGCCAGAGGCTCAAGAACTGCGACGGCAGGGCGAACCGCGCCTCCAGCTCCTCTCCGATCCGGACGTGCGTCTCGTAATCGTAGACCTGCTGCAGGCTGAACTCGCGGAACACGCGGGCCAGGACGTCGGGCCCGAGCTTCGCCATCTCGTCGGCGGGCATCAACCTGTCGCCGGAGGACCGCCAGCGGGCGTGCGCGTCGACCTGCCAGCGGGCGCGCGAGTAGCCGGTGCCGGGCACGGACGGCAGGCGCTGGTCGAAGGGGACGAGACCGCCCTCGGCCGTGAGGCAGTGCGGCTTCGACTTCGTCACCGGATCGTCGGCATAGGCCTTCGACAGGTCGGACGGCAGCTTCCGGAAGATCAGGACGAACTCAGGGGACCCGACCCCCATCTTGGTCGAATCCTTGCCGTTCTCCGTCCAGCCGAGCCGGTAGGTCTGATTGTTCTCCCGCACCACATCGGTGTCGATGAAGATCAGGCCCATGTAGGCGAAGCCGTGGCGCTGGTAGTGGAACAGCGTCTTGGCGTGGAACGGGTTGACCGTCGGCGTGCCGAAGCCCGTGGCCGAGCCGAAGAGGATCCTGTCTTTCACGTGGATGCAGGCGAGCCGACCGGGCTTGAGCGCCCGCAGCAGCTCGGGCGTGAGGAAATCCATCTGCGCGAAGAAGTGTTCGTCGCAGTCGGTATGGCCGAAGTCATTGTAGCTCGGCGTATACTCGTAGTGGTTCGAGAAGGGGATCGACGTGACGATCAGGTCGAGGCTGTTCTCCGGCAGGCACCGGCATTCCTCGACGCAGTCGTTGTTGACCATGCGCCAGTCGTGGCCGGACGCCTCGATGCGCTCCGTTCCGATGGACCGGGCGAGCGCCTGCGCGAACGCGGCCTGAGACAGGCCGTAGGTACGGATAATCTCTGCCATTTGTGCTGCCATCTCGTCGTGGCGCGCCCACTTCGCCTGCAGGTCCCGCACGGTCTCCCGGTCGGCCTCGGAGTGGATGATGTCGATCTCGACGGGGTGCGCCTGTTGGAACCGCTGGATGCGGTGGATCGCCTGGATGAAGTCGTTGAACTTGTGCGACACGCCGAGGAACACGGCCTTGTGGCAGTGGCGCTGCAGGTTGCAGCCGGACCCGGCGATGATCGGCTTGGCGGCGAGATTGCGTATCTCGCCGTCGGCGAAGGCGAGGATCGCGGCCTCGCGCTCGTCGAGGTCTTGGCTGCCGTAGACGGCAACCGCATCCGGTGCCGCGGCGCAGATCGCGTGGCGCTCCGTCTCCAAGTCGTGCCAGAGGATGCGGTGGCTGTCCGGGTCGGCGGCCAGCAGCTCTGAGAGCTTCGCCACCCGCGCCGGCAGGCTGTCGCGGCGCTCGCGCGCCTCGCTGGCCAGCCCTACGGCCGAAGCGCGGAACAGGATGCCCTGGCCGTCCCGGTCCGCTCCCGCGTCGGCGAGGTTCGTCTGCACCTCGTGCCAGCGCACGACGAGCGGCGGCAGATCATAGCCCTCGTCCGAGAACCCGAGGTCGGACGGGCGCTGCAGGAACACGCCCCAGCTCGCGCACCAGAGCCAGAACTCGCGCTCCTTGTGCGGGTAGAGGGTGAGATCCCCCGCCTTCTCGGAGTTGCGCTGGAAGAACCGGGTCAGGGCCTGGCCTGTGTCCATCACGCCGAGGAAACCGGCGTAGTGGATCAGCTCCTTGAAGCGGTTCGGCGAGGGCGTGGCGGTCGCGACGAAGCGGTGCCGAACCCCGCGGAACAGGCCGAGGAACGTTTGGTACGTCTTCGAGCCGAAGGAGCGCAGCACGCTCGCCTCGTCCAGCGAGGCTGCGTCGAAGAGGGCCGGGTCGAGGCGGCCGTCGCGGACGCTCTCATAGTTCGTGAGGTAGAGACCGGGCGCGTCGACCTCCTCGGACCGGCGCACGAAGGCGATGGTCTGCCCGAGCGCGGCCGCCTCGCGGATGAACTCCTGCCGGACGCCGAGCGGGGCCACGATCAGCGCGCGGCCGCCGGTCCGCTCGAGCACGAGGCGCAGGACCTCCAGCTGCATGCCGGTCTTGCCGAGGCCGAACAGGGCAAAGATCGCCCGGCAGCCGCCGGCGACGGCCCACGCAACGATGGCGCGCTGATGCGGCAGGAGGCGCGGGTGGATCTCCGCGTCCGTGACGGTGTAGCCGGTGACCGGCGCGGCGCAGGCCTTCGCCTCTAGGAAGGCGCGGTAGTCGAGGGACGCGTTCATGCCGCCACCCCTTCGCCGCTCGCCGGGGCGCGCCGCTTCCGGCCCTTCGGCTTCGGCCTGTCACCGCGCTTCGCCCATTCGCGGACCTCGGGGTACGCGACGCCGGTCAGAGCAGCCCAAGCCTCGCGGCACTGCTCCAGCGTGAACATCGCCGTGTGGCAGGTCTCGCGGGTGAGCCCCATGCGCGCGGCGAGAAAGCCGTAGACGCGGCCGCGGGCGGCGCGCTGCACCTGCGTGATGCCGGCGGGGTCCAGGCGGCCATATCCGCCAGTCCGCGGGGCATCCTTCCAGAGCGGGTCAATCCTGCGGTGATGCAGGAGGATGCGCGCTTCGCGCAGGGCAGCGTCGGCCGGGAAGCCCAGCGGATCCTCGGTGCCGGGATGGCAGCCGACATAGGTGTCCTCGCAGACCGTGCAGGCCCAGATCGGCTTGTCCGCGAGGTCCGGGCGGTGCGGGTAGATCTCGCGGCCGTCGGTGAGGCGCGCGGCGGTCTGGCAGGCTGGGCAGATGGGGGCGGCCATGATCAGGCGACATCCTCTTCGGCCGGCGCAAAGCCTGGGAAATCGTCGTCAGCGACATCAGCGCCGGCAGCGATTCGCTCCAAGTCTTCGGTGATCTCGTCGAGGGCGCGGTCGGCCTTCTCGGGAAGCCCCTGTCGGAAGGCGCGCAGAGCATCGCTGCCCTTGGCCGCTTCGACCCGAGCAGCAGCGAACATGCGCTCTCGCGGGGTCGACTGGCGCTCGGTCCCCTGCTCGTCGTCAGTCGGTGCGGGGAGCGCTTTCGGCTTCTCTGCTGGCGCCGGCCTGCGCTCCTCGGCCAGCGGCTTGACCGTGAAAGGCTTGCGGCTCGCCCGGGTAACCGTGAGCGGTATCGTCACCGCCGAGGAGATCCCCGACATGTGGCTGATCCGGATGCCGCCGACGGCCACGCCGCCGAACTGCACGGCGTCGTCCCGGTAGAGCGTCATCCGCCGGCCGGCGTATGTGGCGCCGTCCTGGCCCCAGATCCGCAGGAGCACGCGGCGCATCGACTTGCCGGGCTTGTACGGCTTGCCGCCGTCGCCCTCGAAGTAGATGGCGATCGGCTGATCCGGCTCTTTCATCTTCGACACGCGCGTGACCGTGATGGTGCGCGGGCCGCCGATCAGGTCGTCGGCATTCAGTTGGTCACTTTTTGGCGCGACCGTCTGCGAGATGTCGATCACGCCATGATCTCCCTGGGAATGCGCTTGGTCGGGATGGCTCCGGCGGACGCGACGACGGCGTGGTAGCGGTCCATCGCCTCGCGGATGCGCGCTTCGAAGCTGGAGGCAGCAGCGAGGATCTTGTCTTGGACCTGCGGGTCGGCTGCGACGCGCATCACGGCCAGGGGTAGGCCGCCGGAATACGAGACCAGATCGCACCAATTCCGTTCCGACACGAGAAGCCCGGTCTGGATCTGGATCGCGTATTCCTTGGGTATTGTGCCCTCGGCGACATGCACCAAGAACGTCTCAACTTGATATTTCTGACGCCGCGACTTGCACTCTACCAGACCGTCAGAGCCGACTAGCGCGTCGGGCGAGTAGCCGAGTGTGAAGTCCCACTTATCATTGGTGATGAAACCGACGTGCTCGGTCGGTGCGTGGTGCTTGGCATAGAGCGAGAGTGCTTCGAACTCGTCTTCTTGCCCCCGCAGCATGTCGTCACTGACGTAACTCGGCTCGACTTCTCCAGTGATGCGCTGGGCGAGCAGTTCGTAGAAGTGCGAGCGTTCTTTGTCGTTGCTCGCAGCTTTGAGCGTGTCCGGCGTGATGATCAGCTTCATCTCGCTCGCGGTCAGCAAGCCACAGCGAGCCTTGATCCAAGCTTCGCTGCCATGATCAATGTCATGCATAATCACCGAACAGCTCCTTGCGCTTGATAAGGTATGCCGCGCTCGCCTCTTCGGCGGTCGCAAATGATCCGATGCAGATCTGGCGCTTGTTGTGGGAGATCCGGGCCTGAAAGCGGCTCCCGAGCGCCTTCACACCCATCGGCATTTGCGAGCGTTTCGCCCGCTTCCGATGGTTCATGGCGTTCTGCTGGACGGTAACTTCCCTGATGTTTTCCGGACGGTCGTTCAGCGAGTCTCCATCGCGATGGTCTGCGCACGGTGATGGAAAGCGCCCGTGACACATCAGGAAAACGAGATGCGACCGCTTGTATTTGCGACCGTCAATCTTGATGTGCCAGTAATACTTCCCACCACCGCAGTGCTGGGCACACCCGGCCTCTCGCCCGTTCAGCTCCGAGTGACAGCGTGGGGTCGAGCGCCAGAAGAACCGGCCCGTCTCCGGCTCGAAGCGCAGCATCTCCAGCACCCGCTCACGCGTCACAGATGCGCGGGCCGTGCCCTGGTAGAGGTCGGCGTGGATGCGCACGGTAGACGGGCGCGCGGGTGCGTCGGGGGCGAGCAGAGCCATGGCGGTCACTCCGCAGCTTCGACAGGACGGGTGGTGCGGGGCGCGCGGCCGTGCTCGGCCAAGTGGCAGGGCTGGCAGAGCCACATGACGGCGAGCGGCCGCGAATAGTCGGGGTGATGAGCCTCGGTCGGCTCGGTCCCGCAGCGTTCGCAGGGCTGGCGCACCAAGCGCCCCTGCTGGAGCGCGACCTTCACCGCGTGGCGCGCAGCGATCTTCTCAGGGGCCCGCGCCTTCTGGTTCTCGCGCTTGGTGGTAGCCGTCTGACGGCCGGCGGGCGTCTGGAGGTAGGCCGCGGTCCGGGTGATGACCTTCTCGGCGTTCGCAGCGTAGTGCGCCCGGTGATAGGTCTGCCGCCGGTCGCGGTTGCGCTCCCCGTATGCGCGCCAGCTCTTCCGCTCACCGTCTCTGGCGCACGCCTCGGAGCAGTAGCGTCCCTGGCTGTGGCGGGTCTCGAAGGCCGCTTGGCAGGTGCTGCACTGGACGGTCCGGAGGCGCGACGGCGCGCGAGGCGACCTGGATTTCACCATGGCCGTCACTCCGCCGCCTGAGCGACCTGGATGGCGCCCTTCACGGTGCCGTCCTCAATCACGATGGCGACGCCGCCCGAGACGCCCACCCGCTCGATCCAGACCTGATAATCGGCGGCCTGGGCCATCTCGGCGAGGATCCGCATGGCCTCCTCGTCGAGGAGCGAGCCGTCCTGCACGCGGATCACGCGAAGCTTCGGGTTCGCCGCCATGGCGATCGCCACCGACGTGCGGAGCTGCTCGGCGCTCGACGCCTGATCGAACGGCACGCCTTCCAGCAGGATCTCGTCGTCACCGAACCCGAGCCCCGGCACCGGCAGATCGGCCTTGGCGATCGCGTCGCGCTTGGCCGCGTTGCGCTCCTCCATCGCCTTCGTGAGGGCGGCCGACTGCGCCTCGACCTCGGCGGCCTGCGCTTCGATCCGGGCCCGCTCCTCGCGCCGGGCGATAGCGGCGTTGGCGCGGCTGGCGTCGGCGATCCGCTCGCGCAGGGCGGCGGTGTCGATCGGGCCCGGCAGCGGGCCGGCCTTGGCGAGCTGCTCGCGCTTCTCGGCGGCATGGCCCTCCGCGAAGCGCAGGCGGTCGGTCAGCGCCGCGATGTCACTGCGGATCCGCTCGGCCTCCGCGTCCAGCCGCTTCACCTCGGCGGCGGCGGCCTCACGGTTGGCCCGGCGCCGCTCGATGAGCGCATTCTGCTCGCCCGCCTGCTCCATCTCGGCGACGAGCGTGGCGTCGTCGATCCGCTCGGCCGGCGCGTCCGCGGGCACCACGATGCCGGAGGCCTGCGCCCGAAGCGCCTTCGCCTGCCGGTTCACGTCGGTGCGGCGGTCGAAATCGGCCTTGTTCGCCCGCTCGATCGCCTCGAAGTCGACGCCGGGGACGAAGCGCTTCAACGCCTCGAGTTGCGCCTTGCCGTCCATGCGGGTGAACTGGAGCGGGTCGAACGACAGGGCGCCGAGCAGCCCGTCGAGCATCCGCTGCGGCGACGGGTACCGGGCACCGTCCGTGCTCTCGACGGCGATCGACGTCGTGAAGGTCTCATCCTCCCGCTTCCGGAAGGTGCGCACGACCTTGATCTCGCCGAGGTCGAGGCGGATCCGGGCCTCGTTCTCGCCCTTCCGGATCGGGACGGCCTGGATGTGGGTGGTGCCGGCGAGCGCCCACCAGATCGCGTCGAGGACGGAGCTTTTGCCCTGCCCATTGCGCCCCGTGATCTCGACGATGTGGCCCTCGGGCGAGATCTCGACGGCCTTGAGCCGCTTCACGTTCTCGGCCTGCAACTGAACGATCTTCATGGTGGTCACTCCTTCGTCAGCCGGTCGGCCTGGCGAGCGAGCCATGCCGCGACCTCGTTCCGGTCGGTCTCGATCAGCAGGGACGCCTCGCCGGGCCGATCGATCGACAGGCCGAAGCCCGCGGAGCGCGCCGAGAGCGTGAGGCAGATGCGGGTCGCGGTGCGCATGGCCTCGCGGACCCGCTGGGGGCTCCAGCGGTCGCGCTGGATGCCGATGACGTGGACGACGTCGCCGGCTGGCAGCAAGCGACCAGCCTCGTGTGCGGTAAGGCGCAGCTCGTCCGGTGCGGTGACGGGCGCGAGGGTGCGGGCGGGTGCGGCCACGGGCTGCTCCTGGATGCGAAGCGCTGCGATCGGCGCGAAGGCGGAGAGATCGAAGGGCGAGAGGATCACGCGCGCCTCCCGGCAGCGCGCAGGCGGACGCTCGCCTCAGCCAGCACGATCACGTCGGTGCGGTCGTCGAGGTCGACGCGCATCTCCGCGGAGTAGAGGGCGATGCCGGCCGCTCCGTAGGCGGCGGACACGCGCTCCACGATCTCCTCGAGCAGCCGGTCCAGAACCTCGGGGTCCTGGGCGTGGCCGGTCTTCATCAGGTCGCGTTGGGCGACCGCGATGTGTCCGGCGGTCTCGCGCAGGCCGGCGTAGAGGTCGGCGGCCTTGCGCTCGGCCATCTCGTGAGCCACCACGTGGTGCGGCAGGGCGCGGGCGATCTCGCTGTAGGCGGGAAGGCCGATGTCGAGGCAGAAGCCATCGACCATGTCGATGAAGGCCTGCCGGTCCAGCGTGGGGCGATTGGCAAGGCTCATCGCGCACCCGCCAGCTTCTCGGAGAGCCGATCGCGGGCCGTCTCGGTGATCTGTGCCGCCGCCGTGAGCTTCGCGGCGGCGTCCTCCAGGCGCAGGTAGTTCCAGCGCTGCCCGGCGCCGGCGAGCGTGGCGCGGTCGAGGTGGTGGGCCGCCTGGAGCGCGGACTCCGTGATCGCGTCGAGGATCGCCAGCGAAGCTTCGAGGCGGCCGATCGCCTCGGAGGCGCCCGGGAGCGGCTCGGCGGCGACGGCGAGATGCCCGTGCAGGGCGCGGATCGGGTGCGGCGCGTTCATCAGGCGGCCTCGAGGAAATGCTGGGCTTCGAAATCGGCGATAGCGGCCAGCTCGTCGGCGGCCTCCAGCGCGAGGGAATCGGCGTAGTCCTGGGCGGCGAAACAGGCCTCGGCCCAGCAGTCGAAGTCGTCGCCGAGGGGGCCGTAGGGGCTGCGCAGTGCGTAGCCGGCGCGGGTCCGGAAGACGGAGTAGCCGGCGGGAAGGTCGAGGCTCGCCATGGTCAGGCAGCCCCCACGAGGCGGTCGTGTCGGGCCTCGTCAGCGCGACGCTCGGCAGCCTCATCTCGCTCGGCCGCGTCGCTCTCGCGGGCGTCGGCGATCAGGCTGGCGATCAGCGCCTCGTCGGCGTCGATCAGACGCTCCATCCAGATCGGAACGTCGTATTCCGAGACGACGGCCGCTTCGACCAAGTCGAGCAGACGAATGGTGATGATCTCGACGGTATCCGGGCATTCCGGCTCGTCGCGCGAGGCGGGATAGCCGGGCGTGAAGCGATAGCCGAGGCGCAGAGTGAACTCGCGATCGCCGCCATCACTGAACGACAGGTTGGTGGACGTCTCGAAGGTGCGGAGGCCGGCCATCAGCGGGCCGCCCGGTACGCGGCCACGTGATCGGCGATGACGCCCGGCACGAACGGGCCGAGGCCGATGGCGAGTGCGCCCAGCAGGCAGTGCGCGAGCTGCACCGTGGCGGAGGCGTCTTGGAGGTGGTCGAGGTAGGCGGTGAGCATTTTCGGCTCCATCGGCTCGGCGAGCGGCGATGGAGAAACGCTACATGACGTAGCGACCGCGGTCAATACACCATGTAGCGATATTGGCAGATGCGTAGCGGCCGCCACCGCAGGTGGCAGCGCTCTTTCCACATTCGTCCACAGGTCGCCGAAATTATGTTCTTGCTATGTTCCGTTCTGAGCGGGGATGATCGCGGCATCGATCCGGAGGAGCCTAATGCCGAGCACGGAACGTTATGCGGTGCAGACTTTCAAAAGAACACCGACAGGCGCTTTCAGCGCGGGACGATCAATTCCATGTAAAACGCTTCAGGAAGCGCTCGCAAAGGCAGAGCAGAGCTGCACGGGCAAGCAGGATAGCGGTGCAGCCGCCTATCTACTGAAGGGCGATGAATATATCGGCGAAACTGAAGGTCCGATAACCGTAGGCGTTTATGGCGCCTGTCCGCCCGAGATCAACGACGATCTGCCGTTCTGAGCTTGCTACTCCGCGGCCTGTTTCGCTGCGCGTGAGACCTGAGACCAGCTTCGGGCGTGGACCGTGCTGATGATGCCCGAAGCCCACTTTATGCGAGCGTCCGAGATCAGCGGCGCATTGTAGCTCTCAAGGTGGAAGCGGCCCTTCTTCGAGCCCTGTAGTATCCGCTTCAGGTAGCGATCGCCGGTGCCGGTCATGACGACCGCATAGAGGCCGACCAAGCGCTCGGGGTTCTCTCCGTGCTTCGAGCAGAGAACTACATCGTCCGGGTCGAACTTCGGGTAGCCCGACGTTCCGCTAACACGGAACGCGATCGTCCCTTCCTCGACGGGGAACGGGACGGAGATCTGATAGAGGTCGTCGCCATCGGCGAGCTGCTCCGACTCTGTCTCGATCACGCCGCCGGCGCTCACCAGTCCCTTCACGCCGACGACGTTGAGGTCCTCGACAGTCTGGGCCGGCGCATCTGCATCGCCGAACAGGATACCGCGGGCGGTCACATCCACCCCGTCGAACCGAAAGCGCGCCGCGTAGCGCTCGGCATCATCCTGGCCGATCGTCCGCGTCCCACCCTCATGGGCGCGATACGAGCTTTCTGGCCACTCGTTCTGTAGGGCGGCCTCACGCGCCGAACGATAGCCGGCGGCCGCTCGCGCAGCCTTGAGCCGTTCGCCCTGCTCTTTCCTGATTTTCTTCGCGTCCATGCCACGTAGCGTAGCGATCCGAGCGCTACGTGCCGTGTTGACCGCAATCGCTACCTCATGTAGCGATAACATCATGAACTCGTTCTCCGATGTCATAGACGCGCTTGGCGTCGCTACGGTCTCCGAGGTCCTCGGGATCCCGGAGAGCCATGTTCGGACCCTCAAGGCCCGCGACAGCATCCCAGCCGGCTACTTCAAGCGGCTGGTCGATGCCGAGGCAGGCCAGCGAGCGGGGGTGACTTTCGAGTTGCTGTACCGGCTTCGCGACGAGATCGCGGAACGACGCGCTCCGAAGGTTGTCCCCCAACCCGAGAGGGCCGCCTGATGCGCCCTCACCGCGACCACCACAGCGCGATGATCGCGACGGCCTCAACGAGGCTGACGAGCGTTAGTACCGCGAGTGCACTGGAGAGCCAGGCGATCCGCTCGGCCAGTATCTTCGCGCCCTCGTATTTGTCTCGATCGTTCGCGGCGCTGTATTCGGCCAGCCTGTTCTCCAGATGCACGAACTCTGACCGGAAATTGTCGCGCTCGCGTTCCGCGTCACGCTTGAACGCATCGCGCTCGCCTTTCTCCAGCCAACGCTCCGAGTCGGCGCGGCCCTCGTTCGCTTCGACCCGCGCTGTCAGCGTCCGCAGGTCAGCCTCCAGCCAGCCGATCCGCTCTCCCGGGCTCTGCATGCTCTCTTCTTTCTTCGTTTTGAGGGCCGCGTGATGGACGCCAATCGCACCTTCCCGCTCGATGCTGAGCAGATCGTTCGGCTGACCGGCGCCGTGCTGACCCGCGTTCTGAACGCGAGCCGGCCAGCGGATTCCAGGGCGGTCGAAGAGGAGGAACTGACCGTTGCGCTCGGTGAGGCGGCCGGTGTGCCGCTCCCCATCGCGCGCAACGAGTGGGGCATCCTTCGATTGCAGCCCTACGGCGCCATCACGCAGCCGGCCTCGGACGAGCCGCAGTCTCAAGAGCTTGGAGGATCGCGTGAAGCCTAGCGCGCGCCTCCTCAACGACGCTCCCCTCGGAAATTCCGGCCGACAGGTGGACCGGGATCTCGAAGGAGCTGTCTTCCCAGCGCACCTCGAAGATCGCTGTCCAGCGGGTAGGGGCTTGCGTCTTCCGAGGCGCGCGCTCCAGGCGCAAAAGATCAATCGTGGCGTCAGCCATGTTTCAAGCTCCATCGGTCTTCGCACTTCCGATGTGAGGCCACGCGGGTCGGGTGTCCACTGGATGCTCCGGCCCGCGCTGGTGGCCCTGCTGCCCCTGGTGGTGGCCGGCTGCGAAGCCGACGCGATCGCCGCCCGAGCGACGCTGGCCGATCTCGGCTACCACGGCATCGCCATCCGGCCAGCGCCGATTTTTGACCGCCCGTGCGCATGGGGCGAGCCCTTCGCTGTGCGCTTCCGGGCCGTGACCGAGGACGGCCGGATCGTGTCCGGCATCCTCTGCTCGGCCGACGAGACGACTCGCGACGCGCGGCTGCTCACCGACACGCCGGAGGGCACGCGCTGATGGGTACGGCACTGCTCCTCCTCGGCGCGTGGTTCGTCGTCAGCTGCTTCTTCGGGCCGGCCTTAATCCTGGGCGGCCAGGGTGACGCCTGGATCCGCCGCGCGGGCCGCATCGGCACCGTGATCGGCGCCGGGATGATCCTCTGTGGCGGAGCGCTCCTGTGAGCGCCGCCTACTCCCTTTCGCGCGATCCGCGCGTCCCGAGGCCCCGTCAGGGGCATGCCCTCTTGGGCGTTTCCTCCCTGACTCGCCGGAGCCTTCGAGCTCCGGCCTTTTCTTCCCTGCGCGCCCGTCCCCGCCTGCAAGCTGGCGGTCGCGCTCGTGTGCCTGCGTCTCTCGTCAACCTCCTGCATCCGAACCAGTCCTCCGACGTGACCGCAAGATCACGCGAAGGACTGGCGACGTGGGGACAAAGACTGACCGGAACCGAGCAATGCTGACCGCATCTCAAGCTCGGGACGAGACCTTGCCGAAGCTATCGGCGCTCGTCCGCCTCGCCCAGACGAGCATGGGCTCGAAGATGGCCGCCTACGACGCGGTCGGACGTCGGATCGGCGCCTCGGGCTCCTGGGTCCGCAAGTTCATGGGCCGGCAGGACACCGGCTTGGACGGGCACGTCCTGCACAACATCCGGACCGCCTACGAGCGGCTCTGCACGAAAATTGAGGCCGCGGCTGACGCCGCAGAAGCCGCCAACGCTCTGCTCCGGGAGGATCTTCATGCGGCTCTTCGCGCCGATCATCCGGCTGGTGCGCGCACGCCTGGAGGCGCCCCGGCTGCGGGCGCAGCTGCGTGCCGTCCAGGACGGCCGACCGCACCGGCACTGGTCCGTGCGGATGCTGCAGCGGGTGTGCCGAGCCTGCCGGGTGCGGGTGAGCTGACGGACCTGCCGCTGTGGCGGGCCGCAAACGAGGAGCAGTGACCATGGAAGCGTTCAAGCCGACGCACGTCTCGCACAAGCGCGTCCAGGCCTATCCGCTCGTCCGGCTGATGCTCGACCAGCAGGATGAGCGCGGCCTCATCGCTGTAGTGGATGTCGGCGGCGCCCAGCGAGAGATCCCCGTGCCGGCGAGCATCACGGCGCGCGGCACGCCCGAGCCCGGGTCTATGCTGGTGCGGTACGAGCCGAACGAGCGCGAGCCCAACGGCTATTTCGCGTTCTCGCCGCGGGCTCCGTTCGACGCCGGATACACAGCGATCCAGCCTGCTGATGGGTCCGCCATGTCGTTCGGCGACGCGATCCGTGCGCTGAAGAACGGCGAGCGTGTCTGCCGAGCCGGCTGGAACGGCAAGAGCATGTGGCTCGCGCTGACGCCCGGGCATCTGAACCTGCCCGCTGCCAGCTTCTGGAACCCGCATAACCGCGCCTTCGCCGAGCAGAACGGCGGCGCGGCGACCGTGCTCCCAGCCATCACCATGAAGACCGCCACCGGCGAGATCCTCATGGGGTGGCTCGCATCCCAGACGGACATGCTCGCCGAGGACTGGATGGTCCTGCCGGCCGACGCTGCCTGACCCCACCCCTCGCGCTGCAGGAGCCCCTCATGGGCCAGTACACGAAGAAGCCCGTCACGATCGAAGCCTTCCGCTGGACCGGTGGCCCGGATCAGCAGGAAGACCCGGTGTGGGCCTGCGAGGCGATCGCCGCCGGCACCATCCAGTTCGTCGAGGCCGGCATCATGTCGGTGCACACGACGGAGGGCGTGATGAACGCCTCGCCCGGCGACTGGATCATCCGCGGCGTCGAGGGCGAGATCTACCCCTGCCGGGACTCGGTGTTCCAGACGACGTACATGCCCGCTTCCCGCGACGCCGACGCCAGCGGCAAGCCCGTGATCACCCGCGCGGAGGCCGACGCCGGCCTGTCGGAGGCGAAAGCCCCGCGGGTCACGGTCGAGAGCATGGAGGCCAAGGTCGAGAGCGCGGAATTCTTCCGCTCGAAGACGCTCACGATCTGCATCCTGACCCTGGCGAACGGCTTCACGATCGTCGGCAAATCGGCCTGCGCCTCGCCCGAGAACTACAGCCAGGCTCTCGGCGAGCGGTACGCCTACGACGACGCCTTCCGGCAGCTCTGGGCGTTTGAAGGGTACCTCCTGCGGCAGTCCCTGGCGGATGCCGGTCGATGAAGGCGCGTCGGGACTTCCTGCCGCTGGCCGGTCTGCGCTTCGGCGGCCTCGTGGCCATCAAGGCGGTCCGCACCTCTAGCGGAAGCGCTGCGTGGCAGTGCCGCTGTGACTGCGGGGCCGAATGCGTCAGGCGCGGTAGCAATCTTCGGAGGACACCCGCGCCGGTCGGATGTGACGCGTGCGCTGTCGCGTCCCGGATTGCCGCTCGCCGGACGCACGGCGCAGTAGGTACGCCAGAGTACGGGATCTTCATGACCATGAAGTCCCGCTGCACGAACAAAGCTTCCCAGAAATACGCCAATTACGGCGGCGCTGGCATCCAGTGCTTGTTCAAAAGCTTCGAGCAGTTTCTGGCCGAGATCGGCCCGCGACCTTCGCCGAAGCACTCTGTGGATCGCAAGGATACCTTCGGCGACTATGCGCCGGGCAACGTTCGGTGGGCCACTCCAGCCGAGCAGCAGAAGAACAAGCGTCCCCGTCGTCCCGTGTTCAGCCTGACCCGGGAGGACTTTCTCGGCCTGGCGCGCGCGCCTCTCTCGTTCGGGGCATGACGATGTCGTCCCCCGCCGCCATCACCGCCTTGCCGGGCTTGCTGCGCGTCACCCGGGAAGCCGTCGAGGCGTACGCGCCCGCCGGCCCGGTCGTCGCGCTGAAGTGGACGCTGCTCGGGCTGCTGCTCGCGGCCGAGGTGACGGCCGAGCAGATCGTGGCGCTCGCCCCGGTCGCTGCGGTGGCGGCTGGGTCCGATCACGCGGGCATCCGCCAGGTCCACACGCCGCTGGCCGAGAACGCCGAGCCGATGGTCCCGCGGCGCACCGGTCGCGACGAGCGCCTGCCGGGCAAGCGCCCGCATCCCTGAAACGAAAACCGCCCGGCCTGCTGTGGGAGCTGGCGCCGGGCGGTCTGTCGAAGTCGCGTTGGAGGCTGATATGGAAGCCACAGACCTGTTTTCGATGCAAGAGGCGGAGGCCGTTTCGTCGGTCGATAGCCTCTCGTCTTTGGCTGTTGCTGTCGTTCGCCGTGTAATTCTCGGCGTTGATCCTGGCGCGTCGGGCCGCAAAGGCACCCGCCTCCTCGCCGGGCAGGTATGGTCGGATCGCTGGCCGGGTAACATCGACTGCGGCGGCGGCGTCTTCCGGCGCCCATACGAATACCGGGGCGGCTTCCGATCTCACTACTTCGTCGAGAAGCGGTGCACGCACTGCGAGGCACCTCATCTCCAATCGAAGGCGAACGCGGAGCGGAGCACCAACAGTTTTTGCTCGGCCCCTTGTCGCTCCTCCTTCGTCACGGCTCAGCATCACGGTTCTCGCAGCCTGAAGCAGCGACCCGGCGGCGGCAGTCATGTGCTCATCCGGGATCGGACGCACCCAATGGCGGGGCGCTCGGGCCAGGTCTACGAACATACGCTCGTAATGGAGAAAGAGGTGGGGCGTCCACTGACCGCTGACGAGCGTGTGCATCACATCAACTGCTTGAAGGGCGATAACAGGCCGGACAACCTCTTCCTCTGTGAAGACAGTTCCGAACACTTTCGCATTCACGGCTCGCTGAATGCCTGCGTGGCTCAGCTCATTGAAGCTGGCGCTCTCGTCTTTGACCGCGAGGCGCGATGCTACCGTGCCGTCGGCCAACCAGCACTTCCGCTTCCGATCCTCGACTTCATAATCCCCGGCGCGCCTGTGCCGTTCGCCCGGGCCGGGTCTTTCGGCAAGCGTCGTTTTACGCCGCGCAAGCAGGCCGATCAGATGGTCGCCGTGAAGCACTTCGCCGGATCGGCGATGCAGGGGCGTGACCTCCTTTCGGGGCCTGTCCGACTTGAGGTCCACGCGACTTACATTGCGCCGGCCTCCTGGTCGAAAAAGCGGCGTTCGTCGGCGGATTGGAGAGCGTCCGGAGCCGACTGGGACAACCTCGGCAAGCTGATTTCCGATTGCCTCAGCGGGATCGTGTTCAACGATGACGCACAGGTCTCCGACGGTCGCGTGACCAAGCGTTACGGCGACCGCGAAGAGGTCCGCGTCGTCGTCACTTCGCTCGAAGCCATCGAGCCCCTCCCGGTCGCCGCGGAGGTGCTGCGGTGATCCGATACGCCTGCAAGGTCATGCGCGCCGACCACGAGCGAGTCGAGTTCTGGAGCCACGTTCCGGGCTGCAAAATCGCCGTGCTCGAAGGTGTCTACCGGTTCGACCGCAAGGCGACGCGCAGCGACCGTCGGCAGCCGTCGCCCGCTCCGATCCCGGAGGCCCTGGCGCGCGAGGCGATTGCGGCGGGCGTTCCCGTGCGGCGCGACGGCGACCTGTTCGGGGGTGCGCTATGACCGTGCGCGGCTCCTCATCCGTCATGGCCTCGCGGCGCGAGCCGCCGGACTCGCTCGACTTCTTCCCGACACCGCCCTGGGCAACGCGGGCGCTTCTTGTCGAGGTGCTCCCGCAGGTCTGCGGCCATCTTCACCTGCTGACCGCGTGGGACCCGGCTTGTGGCGAAGGCCACATAGTCGAGGTGTTGGCGGAGCAGATCACCTTCGCGAAGGGCTCCGACGTTTTCGATTACGGTCGCGGATACCCGGTCGCCGACTTTCTCGACGCCGACACGCGGCTAAGCCCTGGTGCCGATCTGATCTGCACCAACCCGCCATTCAACGCCGCAGTGAAGTTCGCGCTGAAGGCGCTCGACGAAGCTCCGGTGGTAGCGCTCCTGCTGCGCACAGCGTGGATCGAGGGTGAGGGGCGCTACGAGGCGCTGTTCCGCGACCGGCCGCCCACGGTGTTTGCCCCGTTCGTCGAGCGCGTGCCGATGCTGAGGGGCCGCTGGGATCCGGCGGCTTCCACGGCCACCGCCTACGCGTGGTTCGTGTGGGTCGATGGCGAGCCCGCGCGGGCGCCGCTGTGGATCCCGCCGGGGCAGAAGCGGATGCGCACCCGGCCCGACGATGCCCGTCGGTTCGGTGTGGCTGTCGATGCGCCGCTCTTCGACCTCGTGGCAGCGGAGTAGCACCGTGGCCTCCGCATCCTGGATACTCGAACAACAGCGCGCTGAAGCCGAGATGATCGACCGCTTCCGCGACCTCGACGCGGTGATCACCCGGGTCGAATCGGAGGAGCAGCGCCACCGGGCCACGGCCGAGGCGCTCGCCGGTCAGCCGCACTGCAACGGCGCCGTCGCGCTCCAGCGCGCCAACGACCTCCGGCAGGTGCTCGCGATCGCGAAGCACCACCAGGCCAACCTCGACCGGGTCTACCTCCTTGAGGAGCCGAGCCGGCGCGAGCGCAAGACCGGAGGCGGCCGATGAGCTGGTCTCCGCAGCAGGACACCGCGCTGCTAGCCATCGCGGCGTGGTTCAGAGAATCCGACGACCAGGTGTTCTACCTCGGCGGCTACGCCGGCACCGGCAAGACGACAATCGCCAAGGAGGCGGCGGCCGGATGCGAGGGCAACGCAATCTTCGCGGCATTCACCGGCAAGGCTGCGCTCGTCCTCCAGGGGAAGGGCTGCCGCGGCGCGCAGACGATCCACTCGCTCATCTACTCGGCCTACGAGCACGAGGTGATCGACGAGAAGACGGGCGAGATCGTGCGCATCGAGTGGCGCTACGGGCTCAACCCGCTCTCGGAGGCCTCCACGGCCGGCCTGATCGTGGTCGACGAGTGCTCGATGGTCGGCGATCGCCTCGGCGAGGACCTGCTGTCGTTCGGCACGAAGGTGTTGGTGCTGGGTGACCCCGCGCAGCTGCCGCCCGTGCGGGGCGAGGGCTTCTTCACCCGGGTCGAGCCCGACTTCATGCTCACCGAGATCCATCGGCAGGCAGCGGACAACCCGATCATCCGCATGTCGATGGAGGTGCGCGAGGGACGCCGGCTCCAGCGCGGCGGCTACGGCGATAGCCGGGTGATCGAGGTTCGTGACCTCGGCCAGCGTATGGTCACGGGCGCCGACCAGGTCCTCGTTGGCCGTAATGTCAGCCGCCGCACGGTCAACGCGAAGGTCCGGAAGATCCAGGGCCGCGACGCACGTCACCCGGAGCCGGGCGACCGCCTCGTCTGCCTGAAGAACAACAAGGACAAGGCGCTGCTGAACGGCGGTCTTTGGACCGTGCGCACCGTCCAGCGCGGCGAAGGCGACTTCTACTCGCTGCACGTGGAATCGCTCGATGTTGCCGGCCTCGACGCGCGGGTGGTGGTGCACCGGCTGTTCTTCGATGGCGTGCCCGATGACATCCCGTGGAACGTCCGGAAGGGCACCGACGAGTTCACGTACGGCTACGCCCTGACTGTCCACAAGGCGCAGGGCTCGCAGTGGGACGACGTCCTGCTGATCGACGAGAGCGCCACGTTCCGGCATAACAGTGCTCGTCATCTTTATACTGGTATTACTCGCGCGGCGACGCGCCTCACCGTTGCAATGTGAGGGGCAAGCCATGGGAAAGACCATTCATGGACATTCGCCGGAAGGGCGGCCGTCTCCGGAATACCGGGCCTATGCTGCTATGCGCAACCGGTGCCTCAACCCGAACCAGGACCGTTACGCCGACTATGGCGGGCGGGGCATCACGATCTGCACTCGCTGGCTGATTGGGGAAGGCGACCTCACCGGGTTTCAGTGCTTCTTCGCCGATATGGGGCTGAAGCCCAGCCCCCGGCACACGCTGGACCGTCGCGACAACGACCGCGGCTATGGGCCCGACAACTGTCGTTGGGCCACGCCAACGGAGCAGGCCCGCAACATGCGGACCGCGCGAATCGTCGACGTGTGCGGTGCTCCGGTCAGCCTCGTGGAAGCCGTGGAGCGCTGGGGTGCCGTCTCGTACGACACGACGTCGATGCGGCTGCACCGCGGCTGGTCGGTCGACGATGCCCTGTTCGTCCCGAAGGGCGGGAAGCCGGGCGATGCTGATCTCGTCCTGCCAGCGCTCGACGCCGAGGTGGCGCTATGAGCGTCGTCGAGGATTTCGCCCGCTGCGCCCGCCTGCGGATGGTCGAACTGGACTGGTTCCGGGCTGCCGGCGTGTCGGGCGCGCAGCTTGTCGGCTACCGCGTCGACCCGGTTGCGATAGGCTACGCGCAGTTCCGGCTCCTCTACCCGAAGCGCGAGCCGGTCGATCTCGGTTTCGAGGTGCGGCGGGCCCGCGTCCAGTTCCTGGCGCGCAACCGCTTCATCCCGGGGTGGGACCCACGCGCCGATGCGGCCGAGACCGTGCCGGCGCTGGTGATCCCGGCGTTCGAGGATGGCGCGCTCGTCGACCTCGTAGCTTGGCACCCGAAGACCGGGCGCATCGCGTCGCTGGATCGCCGTGCGGGCTGGCTCGCGGGCCCGGCGCCGGAGCCGGACGCGCCCCTCGTCGTGTTCGCCGACCCCCTACCGTGGCTGGCCGCGTGCCGGGCCGGGGTGGTGGTGGTGCACGAGAGCCTCGCGCGGCCGTTCTTGCTCGCCCAGCCCGCGATTCAGGCGGCCGACGTCGACCACGGCGAGAAGCTACAGGCCATGCTCGCCAAGGTGCGGCTGCCCCGCATCGTCGTCCCCGCCTTTCCCCATGAGACCGCGAGGAAGGCGGCATGACAGCGCTCATCGATCTCCAGAAGGCCCGCAAGAAGGCCAAGCGCACCCAGGTCGACTTCGAGGCTGGCGGCTACAGCCACGAGCTGATGAACGGCGAGTTCGCGTTCCTGCTCGTCGGCTCGAAGGCGGTCGTCATCCGAGAGAACCCGGACGCGCCGATCGAGCAGCGGGTGCGATTCCTGACGCTCGACGCCTTCCGGCAGTGGTCGCTCAACCGGTTCACCGAAACCCGGGACCCGTCGACCGGCGACGTGAAGACGGTCACCTGGGCGAAGCGCTGGCTCGGGAGCCTCGACCGCCGGCAGTTCGACGGCGTCGAGTTCCACCCCGACGCCAACCCTGACCCTGCCGACGCCGGCGGCACCCCGGGCTACTACAACCTCTGGCGCGGCTGGGGCTGCCAGCCGAAGCGCGGCGGCTCCTACGCGGTGCTCCGGGACCACTTGCTGACGAACGTCTGCGGCGGCGACATGGACTTGTTCCGGTGGGTGTTCGGCTTCTTCGCCCACATGCTCCAGCGCCCCCGGGAGCGGATCGGGGTCGCCCTGATCCTCCGGGGCAAGCAGGGAGCGGGCAAGACCAAGCCCTGCGAGGTGATCGGGTCGCTGATCCCGTCGCACTATTTCCTGGTCGACTCGGCGCGGTACCTGACCGGAACGTTCAACGCGCATATGGCCTCGTGCCTGCTGCTCCAGGCGGACGAGGCAGTCTGGGCCGGCGACAAGCAGGCCGAGGGGCGGCTCAAGGGCCTCGTCACGTCCACAGAGCAGATGGTGGAATCGAAGGGCATCGACCCGATCCGCCTGCGCAACTTCGTGCGGGTGGTGATGACCTCGAACGAGGACTGGGTCGTGCCGGCCGGCAAGGAAGAGCGGCGGTTCTGCGTGCTCGATGTCGGCGACGGCGTCATGCAGAACAGCGCCTACTTCGCCGAGATGGACCGCGAGCTCGACAACGGCGGCCGGGAAGCCCTGCTGCACGATCTCCTGGCCTTCGACCTGTCGAGCGTCGACCTGCGCCACATCCCGAAAACCGGGGCACTGCTGGAGCAGAAGATCCACTCGCTCGACCCGATCGACGCGTGGTGGCTCGACCGGTTGATGGCTGGGACGCCGACGCGCAAGACCGACGAGTGGCCAAGCTACATTTGGACAAACCTCGTTCGCGACGATTATCTCGAAGCATCAGACCGACGTGGTGTTCGGCGCAAAAGCACCGAAACCGAGCTGGGCGCGCGGCTTAAGAAGATCATGCCGCTTCTTACGCGCCAAAAACGGCCATGGACTACGCCTGATGGTGAGCGCCGGGTGTGGTGTTACCTACTGCCGCCACTCAAAGACTGTCGTTCATTCTTCGAAAAGGCTGTCGGTCAGGTCATCGAGTGGCAGGACGACGAAGATTTGCCCGGTACCGACGACGGCTAAGCTGCCCCACCTGCCCCACCTCTGTTTCGAGGTGGGGCGCCCATAAGCCACTGAAAACAAAGGCTCTGCCCCACCTGCCCCACCTGCCCCACCTCTCGCGCGCGTATGGAAAATCAGAATGGCGTTTCGGGGCCTCGTCCCCGCCCCGCCTGGTCCGGAAAATTACTCTAACTCTCAAAAAAGGTGGGGCAGGTGGGGCAGGTGGGGCAACGTCAATAAAATCAATTGCTTACGCCGCCCCACCTCAAAAACACAGGTGGGGCAGGTGGGGCAGACCTCCGAAACCCCCTTGCGGGAGATTGTGATGCTCGAATCCACCGATCGCCTGATGACCCTCACCGCCGGCATCGTCGGCTCGTACCTCGCCCGCCACGCCATCCCGGTTCGGGAGATCCCTGACCTGATGCGGACGGTCCGGGATGGCCTCGTTGGGCTTTCTGCGCCCCGGTAGGACCAGCTGCCTGCTACGCCCTCCGAGGCCCAGATCCGCGCCTCGGTCCAGCACGAGCACCTGGTCAGTTTCCTCGACGGCCGGTCCTACAAGACCATGAAGCGCCACCTGACGGCGCATGGGCTCACGCCGGAGGGCTACCGGCAGCGATTCGGCCTGCCGGCGGACTATCCGATGGTCGCGCCGGCCTACGCGGCTGAGCGGTCCCGGATCGCGCGGGAGATCCAGCTCGGCGTGCCGGGCAAGCGGGCGCAGCTGCAGGCGGCGGAGTAGGCGAGATGGCAGCGGTTCTGATCATCTATCTCGCGACCGCGTCGACCTCGGCCGGCATGACGATGGCGACGGCGGAATACGGCACCGTCGCCGCCTGTGAGGAAGCCGGGAAACAGGCGGAGAAGCGGCTTGGCGGGTGGTACACCACCTACACCACCGTGCGGTGGTCGTGCTCACCGAAGGGCGATGGCGCCCCGCCTGCGCCCCAGACTCGTTAGACGCAAAGGGCAGGAGAGCCGCCGGGGTCACCGGCATGCGTGATGGTGCAGCGTACCGAAGGACCCGACCCGCCCCGTGAGCCTTGGACCTGTGCCGATGTCGAGCGCTGGCTGAAGACCGCGTTCCGGGCAATGCCCTACACACCGATCTACGCGCCCCGGGGAAGTGCCATCCGGAGCGCCAACGTGAACCAGCCGAGCGCAACATTCGATATCGTCGCGTTCACCGGGACGGTGCTCGGCGAGCGCTCGGATGATCGAAAAATCCTGCTCGTCTGGGCCCGGGCGATCGTAACAGAGGGCGAGGTGGGCGGATCGATCGCGCAGTACTGCGCAGCTGCCGGCATGCACAGGCGCACGTTCGATCGGCGCCGAATTCGCGCCTGCCAGAAGATCGCGGCGGAAAAGAACCGAACCGACGGTCGACAACAGCATGCGGCAGAATAGAGCTTGACGATGTCCAAACCGGCACGGGACCCATAGGCCGTCACAACGCAGTGACCGCGCCTAAGGGGCAGCTCAGTGACCGTGTCCAGGACCAAGGTCGTTACCCTCGCCGGCTCGCCGGCATTCCACCCGCCGGGCGCCGTCGACCGCCTCGCCGTGCTTCGGGCACAGCAGGCGGATCTCGCCGAGAAGCGTGCCGACAACGCCGAGCTGAAGGCGCGGCTCGCCGCGAAGGATGCTGCCGAGAACGAGCGCGCGAAGGACCTCTGCAAGGTCGTGATCGGGCGCATCCAGCAGCGCGAGGCCGATGCCCGCGAGCGCCGAAGGCTGGAGACGCCGCAGGATCGGCACCGGGCCAGCCAGCAGCGCAAGCGGCTGCGGCTCAACCCGCACGTCGAGCGGGACGCCGCGATCAAGCCCGGTCGGCGCATCGTCACGGATCCCGAGAAGCTCGGCGGCTTCGTCGAGGTCCAGGTCAACAAGCAGCTCGACGTCCTGACCATGGAGCATTCGGCCAGCCGGATCAGCGATCAGGAGTTCGCGGTCGGCCGGCTCCTCCAGGAAGCCTGGACCGGGACCAGCGACAGTGCCGACCATCGCATCGAGCGCATGGCGCGGCTGGGCGTGATGATCGACAACAGGGAAGAGGAAGAGCTGGCGCCTCGCGAGATGGGGATGCTGCGGGAGGTGTTCCGGCTCCGCGCGATCGCCAAGCTCGACGAGAAGCTCTCGGGCGTCATCGGATGGATCGGGGTGCGCTTCCTGAAGGCGATCTTGGTGGAGGGGCACACCCTCAAGACCTACGCTTCCTGCACGGTCGGCGGTGGAGAACGTGGCGTCAGCCGGGTCGGCGATCGTTTCCGCTGGCTGCTCCAGTCGGTCACTGACAGCCTGCACACGGCCGAGGGGGCCGGGCGCTACACACCGAATGATATCTACGCGGCGGACGCCGATACCGTGCCGGGCCGGTTGGCGGCGCTGAAGGCACGGGCCGAGGCAGAGGCGGAGGCGGAGGCGGAGGCTCCCTCGGCTTGACCCGACGGGCGAAACCGTCCATTCCATTCAAGTCGCGAGACGCACGCCCGGGGTCGAAAGGCCGCCGGGCGTTTGCATGTCTGGCTCTATGACGCGGAGCGCACGAAGGCGCCCGAGAGGTGAGGCCCCATCCGCGCCACTGCTTCCGGAGCTTGGCGGCGTGGTTCTGTTCCAGCGGTCCCGCGGACTGCGAGATAAGGGGAGCCGGTCATCCCGGCACCGCGTCACCCAGCTTCACCGAACCCGCTCAACAGCTTAGGCGTTGCCCCGTGAGACGCGGGCGCGGTTCCATGTCATGATCGGTCCCCGATGAGCGCCCACGCTATCGTCACCGCGATTGAGGAGGAGAGCCTTGCGCTCTGCCGCCTGCGCGTGACCGGTCGCCAGGATGTCGACCTTGAAGCTCGGGACCAGCACTGTCGGCGCATCCGGTCGCTGATCCGGCAGCTTCGGCCGCTCCTCGGGACCGTCGAGAAGCGCACGTTCGGCCAGTCCGGCGTGAGCGAGAAGGGCAAGCCGTTCACCGTCGCGAGGCGTCGCCGGGCTGCCTGATTATGGTGAAACCACCATAGTCGGCGCTTCCGCTAACTTCCCTTGTCGGGCCTGATCGGGGTCGATCCGGCGGCTCGATGCGGAATTACCAAGACATTTCCGCAAGAACCGCCCCGTCAGCCTAAATAGCGCAGCATTATGAGTGACTTACCCGCGATTTCAGGGTCGCGGCGAACGGCTCGCGCCCGGGGCAGAATAAAAACCCAAGAGGCCGCCAAGGCGGTTCTGGCCACCCGGGCGGTGGCCTACCTCCGGGTCTCCACCGACGAACAGGCCGCCCACGGTTTCGGGCTTGAGACGCAGGAGAAAGCGCTTCGCGCCTTCGCGGAGAGCCAGGCCTACGAGCTGGTCGCGGTGATCACCGATGCCGGCGTGTCGGGCGCGACCCGGCCCGCCGATCGAGCGGGCTTCGGTGAGGTCCTGGAGCTGGCAGCCGCCGGACGGTTCTCGGTGCTGCTAGTCTACCGGTTCGACCGGCTGGCCCGCGAGATCCGGTACGCGGTCACCACGGTGGCCGATCTCGCCGAGACGCACGAGGTCGGCATCCGGTCGGTCACCGAGCCGATCGACACGGCGACCCCGATGGGCCGCACGGTGTTCGCGATCCTCGCCGGAATGGCGGAATCGGAGCGGTTCACAATCCGGGACCGGACGGCGGGCGGGAAGCTCGCCAAGGCCGGCCGGGGCGGCTTCGCTGGCGGTCGGGTCCCGTACGGGTACGCCACCGACCGGGTCGGCGGCCTCGTCGTCGTCCCGGAGCAGGCGGCGGTGGTCCGGCGCATCTTCCGGGAGCGCGGTCGCGGCAAGCGCCCCCGGGCAACCCTCCAGGCCATCGCCGAGGGCCTGAACCGCGACGGCATCCTCTCCCCGACCGGCCGCCGCTGGCGGCACGACACGGTCGGCTACGTCCTCGACAACCCGAAATACCGCGGGGCGGTCGAATACCTCTTCACCTGGACCGGCGCCGAGCAACACGTGCTCCAGCCCGGGACCCACGAAGCCATCATCGGCTGAAGGCCCCTCATGCATTCCTGTCTGTGTGCGTCACCCGATTGCCGGGTGAACGGCTGTGCGGCCGCGCGGAAGCGTGATGCGCAGGGCCCAAGCCTCGCCCAGATCCAGCTCGGTCAGTTCGTTGATCCGGCGCCTCACGCCGCCGCGCCTCATGTGGTTAAGGGGCTCATCGATCTCGCCGCTGCGAGTGTGAAGCAGAGCGTGAAGCAGGGTTGGGAGTGTCCGCGCTGCCGGGCGATCCTCGCCCCGCATGTCGAGCGCTGCACCTGCAAGGCCACCGCCTGATGCGCACCGGCGCCGAGCACACCGCGGCCGACGCCGATCGGGCGCTTCGTCATGCGCAGCGCGATCCGGCGGCCCAGGCCTACGGCGATCACCTGCGCCGCAAGGGCCAGCTCGGCGGCCCGGCGCGGCTGCCCGACGAGAGCCCGTACGACGAGGCCCGGGCCGGCGAGTTCGAGGTCCGGCGCGCGATGGCGTTGAGGAACGCGCGGCCATGCTGAAGCGCATCCTGGTCCGCCTGCTGATCGGGGCCGCCCCCGTCGAGCCCGCGCCGATCGTCCACCGCGGCGAGCGCGAGATCACGGCCGGCCCCGACCTCGGTGCGCCGTCCAGCCCGATCGTGAAGCTGTCGACCGCCGATGCGGAGCGCCTGCTCGGCATCCCGGTGAGGATCATCCGCTGATGCCCCGTATCTGCGCCGCCATCCTGCTCGCCGGCATCGCCGCGGCAGCCCTGCGCCCGCGCCGTCGGCCGGTCGTCTACGTCTTCCCGCTGTCGCGCACGGTGCACTGATGCTCCGCTTCTGCTCGCTCGCGTGGCTGGCGATGGCCGGCGTCGTACTGCTCAACGGCGGCGAGCACGCCGATCTCCAGTTCGACCTCCTGATGTCCGCCATCTTCCTGGTCGGCGTAGAAGTCCGGGACGCCCGGTCGTGAAGGGCATCATCGGCCGTCGCCACCTGGCGGCGCTGTGCATCATCCTGGTGCTGGGCGAGACGTGGGTCTGGTGGTTCACCCCGGCAATGGCCGCGCCGTGAACCTCGACCGCCCTCGCCCGCCGGAGCGCCTGCTCGGCCAGGAAGGCGCCCTCACAGCGCTCCCGTTCGAGCCGGCGCCCGAGCTGGAGGCCTGGGCCCGCGCCGCCTTCATCAGCGAGGACGCGGTGCTGCTGAACGAGGAGCACGCGCACCTCCGCGAGGCGACGCTCGGCTTCATGTGGACGTCCGTGCCGAACGCGCGCGGCGGGAACGGTGTCGTCGGGCAGGCCGAGATCCCCTCCGTCCAGGGCGGGAAGTGGGCCCGGGCCCGGTTCTTCCAGCAGGTCGAGGCTTGGTTCGGCCTCGTGCCGGACTTCATGATCACGCTCGACGCGGGCTTCGCGGACCAGGCCGACGACGCCACGTTCTGCTCCCTCGTCGAGCACGAGCTCTACCACTGCGCCCAGGCGAAGGACGCGTTTGGCGCCCCACGGTTTTCGAAGGCGTCGGGCCGGCCGATCTTCACGATGCGCGGCCACGACGTCGAGGAGTTCGTCGGCGTCGTCGCCCGCTACGGCGTCGGCGCGGCGGCGGGCCAGACCGCGGCACTGGTCGAGGCGGCTAACCGGCCCCCGATCGTGTGCGAGGCGGACATCGTCGGCGCGTGCGGCACCTGCGGGCGCCGAGTTTGATCCTGGATTGACGGATTCGCAGCCGTGAACGTGCTCTCGGATGAGGTGAAAACCTTCATCGTCCAGCAGCTTGCGTGCTTCGACCCGCCCTCGGTGGTGGTGAAGGCGGTCAAGGCCGAGTTCGGCGAGACCGTCTCCCCGCAGCAGGTCGAGTCCTACAATCCGGAGCGCCGGGCCGGACAGAACCTCGGCGAGCAGTTCCGGGAGCTGTTCCGCGTCACGCGCGAGGCCTTCCTTGAGGACACGGCGTCGATCGGGATCTCGCACCGCGTGACCCGCCTCCGGACGCTCCAGCGCCTCGCCGACCGTGCTGAGACCCAGGGCAACATCGCCTTGGCCGCCCAGCTCGTCGTGCAGGCGGCGAAGGAGGTCGGCGACGTCTTCACCAACCGCCAGCGGATCGATGCCAATCACACCGTCCGCAGCCACGAGGACGCTCTCGGCGACCTTGAGTGATCGCGAGCGCGAGATCCGCCAGCGCCTGAAGGACGACTTCGAGCACTACGCGCCCCGCTGCCTGCGCATCCGGACGAAGTCGGGCAAGATCGTCGCCTTCACGCTGAACCGGGCGCAGCGCTACATCCACGAGCGCCTCCAGGAGCAGCTCCGCACCTCGGGGAGCGTCCGGGCGCTGATCCTGAAGGGGCGGCAGCAGGGCGCCTCGACCTATATCGGCGGCCGGTTCTTCTGGCGCACGACTCACAAGCGTGGCGTCCGCACCTTCATCCTGACGCACCAGGACGATTCCACCGCGGCCCTGTTCGAGATGGTCTCGCGCTATCACGAGCACTGCCCGTCGCTGGTGCGCCCGTCGGCCGGCGCGGCGAACGCGAAGGAACTGCTCTTCGACCGCTTGGACAGCGGCTACAAGGTTGGCACGGCCGGATCGAAGGCGGTCGGGCGCGGTAACACCCTGCAGCTCTTCCACGGCTCCGAGGTCGGGTTCTGGCCGCACGCGCAGAGCCACGCCTCGGGCATTCTCCAGGCCATCGCCGACGAGCCCGGCACCGAGGTGATCCTGGAGAGCACGGCTAACGGGGTCGGGAACTACTTCCACCAGCAGTGGCGCAAGGCCGAGCGCGGGGAGAGCGAGTTCCAGGCGATCTTCGTGCCGTGGTTCTGGCAGGACGAGTACCGGAAGGTGCCGCCCCCCGACTTCACCCTGTCGCCTGATCCGGATGAGCAGGGCGAGTCCGAGGTCGATTACGCGGAGGCCTACGGGCTCGACGCGGAGCAGATGTTCTGGCGGCGCCGGAAGATCGCGGACCTGGGCGAAACCCTGTTCCGGCAGGAATACCCCGCCAACGCGGCCGAGGCCTTCCAGATGGCGAACACGAACGGCCTCATCAGCTCGAAGCTGGTCGTGGCCGCCCGCAAGCGCACCGTGCAGCCCTCGGGCCCGCTCGTGTTCGGGTACGATCCGGCCCACCAGGGCGGCGACCGGCACGCGCTGGCCAAGCGCCGCGGCCGCAAGGTGCTCTGGGCCGGCGGCAAGCCCGGTCTGTCGATCCCGGAGAGCGCGAACTACGTCGCCGGCCACATCGACCGGGACGGCCCGATCAAGTGCTTCATCGACGTGACCGGCGGCTACGGCGCGGGCGTCTACGATATCCTCGTCGAGCGCGGGTACGGCCCCGAGGGTCGCAACATCGTTGTGCCGGTGAATTTCGGCGGCGCGCCGCTCCAGCCCGCGCGGGTCTCGCCGACCACGGACGAGGAGCTGCCCGGCCCGCTGAACCGCCGCGCAGAGATCTGGCTCAACTCGCTCGACTGGCTGATGGACCCGGCCGGCGTCGACCTGCCGGACGACGACGAGCTGCAGGCCGATGCCTGCTCGACCGGCTACAGCCACAACAGCCGCGGGTACATCCAGCTCTGGTCGAAGGAAAAGATGCGCTCGATGGGCATCCCCTCGCCGGACCTCTGGGACGCGGTCGCCTTGACCTTCGCCGAGCCGGTGATCGAGACCAAGCCTCAGGACTGGGGCACGCCGAGCACCGACTGGATCTCGTAATCGCTTGACCCGACGGGCGAACCCCGTCAGAGAGCTATCGCCGCGAGACGTGTGGGCGCTGGCCCCGTCTCGTTGTCACCCTCTACAATCTGCAGGATCCTCGATGGCGCGCACCGATGCGGTCAGCGACAGCGATCTGCTGCGCCTGATCGACGAGGAGATCGCCGGCGGCGTGTCGTTCGAGAACGACCTGACCGCCAAGGGCGAGCGTCGCACCGGCTCGGCCAAGGGCGATCGCGAGACCGCGCTGGAGTACTTCGACGGCGTCGTGCGCGACCTCCCGGCCGAGAAGGGCCGGTCGTCGGTCGTGTCCCGCGACGTGTCGGATATCATCGGGACCATGCTGCCCGGCCTGATGCGGGTGTTCGACGGCTCGGATCGCGTCGCGGTCTATAGCCCGGCCCGCCCCGGCGACGAGAAGAGCGCCGACCAAGCCACGGACTACGTGAACCACGTCTGGGCGAACGACTGCGACGGCTACCTGATCCTGCTGACCTGGATCATGGATGCCCTCCAGGTCCGCAACGGCATCGTGAAGGCCTACTGGGATCCGACGCCGGAGACGGAAGCCGAGGAGTTTACCGGGCTCTCCGACGAGCAGCTCGTGATCCTGTTCGACGATCCCGATGTCGAGGTGGTCGGGTACTCCGAGCGCCCGCAGATGGTCCAGGATCCGGCCACGGGCCAGTCCGTGCCGCTGCCGCTGCACGACGTGAAGATCCGCCGCCGCACCTCGTCCGGCCGGCTGGTGATCGAGAACGTGCCGCCGGAGGACTTCGGCATCTCGCGTCGGGGGAAGTCGGTCGACACGGCTCGGTGTGTCTGGCACCGCACGAAGCTGACGCGGTCCGACCTGCTTAAGCAGGGCTACAAGCGCAGTCTGGTGTGGTCGCTGCCGGCCTCCGACGGCGCCCCGTCCGAGACGGTCGACCGCGAGCAGGATGCCGGCGTCGGCTCGGAGGGATCGGGCGCGAACACCGAGATCGACATCGTCGAGGCCTACGTCTTCGCGGACTGCGACGGCGACGGGATCGCGGAATCCCGGAAGGTGGTCACGGCCGGCGGGGCGGGCTCGCGCAAGATCCTCAAGAACGAGGAGTGGAGCGACGATCGCCCGTTCGCGGACCTCACCCCGCAGGTGGTCCCGCATCGCTGGATGGGCCGCTCCATCGCCGACGACGTGATGGACCTGATGCGGGTGAAGACCTCGCTCTGGCGCGGCGTCCTCGACAACACGTACGCGCAGAACCGACCGCAGCGCGAGGCGGTCCAGGACGACATCATCAACCCGGACGAGGTGCTGAACCCGACCTTCGGCGGCGTGATCCGCGTGAAGAAGGCCGGCGCGGTCCGGGATGTCGTCACCCCGCAGATCGCCGACAAGATCCTCGTCGCGATCCAGGCGGTGGACGGCATCGCCCAGCGCCGCACCGGCGTCTCAGGCGCCACCGCCTCGCTCGACGCGACCGCCCTGGAGCCGCAGACTGCCACCGCCGAGCAGCTGGAGCACGATGCCAGCTATGCCCGCGTCGAGCTGATCGCCCGCAACATGGCGAAGCTCGGCGTCAAGAAGCTGTTCTCGAAGATCCTGCGTATCATCGTGCGCAATCAGGACCGGCCGCGGACGATCCGCCTCCGGGACCAGTGGGTGGAGTTCGATCCGCGCGCCTGGAACGCGTCGATGGACGTCGAGGTCAACATCGGCATGGGCACCGGCTCGCGCGAGCGGGACCTGACCATGCTGGCCGGTGTCGCGGCCCGGCAGGAGAAGATCATCGAGCAGCTCGGCCCGGACAACCCGGTCGTGACACCCTCGATGTACGTGAAGACCCTGCACAAGATGGTCGAGGCGTCCGGGCTCAAGGCGCCGGAGACCTACTTCGCCGACGTGTCGGACGAGGACTTCGCGAAGTGGATGGCGAGCCGTCCGCAGCAGCAGGATCCCCGCGCGCAGGCCGAGGTCGCCAAGATCCAGGCCCAGGTCCAGGGCACTCAGCAGAAGATCGCCGCGCAGGTTGAGGGCGACCGCACCCGGGCCGAGGCGCACATCCAGGTTGAGCGCGAGCGCATGGTCTCGGAAGGTGATCTGGAGCGCGATCGCGTGAACCGCGACTTCGCCCTGCGCCGCGAGGAGATGAACCTCGAAGCGCAGCTGAAGGGCACCGAAATCCTGGCCGGGATGCACTCGCCGGCCCAGACCGACATTCCGAGGCAGGGATGAGCGATCTTCCCACCGTCTCGCTGCTGATGCTCGATTTCGGGCAGGTCGCGGTGCCGGACAGCGTCGAAGAGCATGTTCGGCGGTGCGGTCCGAAGTCGGGGCTGCTGGACGAGTATGTCCAGCGGCAGGTTTCGCGGGCGCGGACAGCTTACGAAGCTGGCGAGGACACGTCGGCTTTCCGTCCTGAGGAGTGGTCGACCTTCATGGCGCACCGGCTCCTGCGCAGGTCCTCGTCGCAGTTTCTGGAGACCCTGGATCCGACGGGCTTCCGCGCCCTGTGTGCCGAGGGTCTCCTGCGGGAGGAGGAGCATCCCACCCGCTACCGGTTCGCGGTGACGCTGAACGGCTGGCGTCTGCGGTTCGGAGTGAAGGTATGACCTCGGATCGCGATCCCGCGTCCCGCGCGCTGCGTGCGCAGGCCCTCCTCGCCGACGAGACCTTCGTCGAGGCGCTCGGCGAGATCGAGGCCGGTGCCGTCGATGCCCTCGCCCGCGCCAACGTGGCCGACCCGGCCGCGCTGATCGAACACACGGCCCTCCTTCAGGCCGTCAGAGCCGTCCGCCGGCACGTCGAGTCCATCGTGACCAACGCCGCGCTGAGCGACCGCCCCGGGCCCTCCTTCGCCTGAGGGCGGGGCCATCCACCTCTGAAAGTTGACCGATGAGCGATGCCAACACCTCGGCCCCGGCCGAGACTGGTGAACTCGACATGTCCGCAGCCGCGGACCTTGTTCCCGACGACGCGTTCGAGCTGGCCGAGGACTCCCCCGAGGAGCACCCCGAGGGCGGCACCGAGCCCGGCGCCAACGAAGAGGCTCCCACCGAGGAAGAACCGGAGGGCGATCTGCCCCCCGAGCCGACCGAGGAGGAGCCGCCGGCCGAACCCGAGCAGCCCGAGCCGACCGCCGAGGGACCGCAGACCGTCGTCATCGACGGGAAGGCGATACCCCTCCAGGAAGTGCAGAACGGCTACCTCCGACAGGCCGATTACACGCGCAAGACCCAGGAGGTGGCGGCCGAGCGCCAAGCCCTCCAGGCTGAGCGCACCACCGTCACGAACGACCGCCAGCAGCTCGCGTCGATCCTCGACCTCGCCACCGACATCGTGAAGGCCCACCTCCCCCCGGAGCCGGACCCCGCGCTGATCGACACGGACGTGGTCGGCTACATGCAGCAGGATCGCGCCTACAAGGCCGCGATGGGCAAGCTCCAGGAGCTGGCCGACGCACGCAAGACCGCCAATGCCGGCTCCGACCAGGAGCGGCAGGCCGCGGACGAGCAGGCCCAGACGGCGCACCGCGAGGCGCTCGCCACCGAGTATCGGACCCTCCAGTCCAAGGTTCCGGAGCTCCGGACGCCCGAGGGGCACAAGGCCTTCTTCGCGAAGGCCGAGGCCGCAGGCGCGCACTACGGGCTCAGCCCGGAGGACGTGCGGGGCATCCAGGATCACCGGGCCCTTCTGGTGCTGTCCGATGCTGCGAAGTGGCGAGAGATGCAGGCGAAAGTGCCCGCCGCCGTGAAGCGCGCGCAGGCCGCTCCTCCGATCCGGGCCGCCGCACGGCAGGCCCCGGGCACCCGGAGTGCGGATGCGGTCGCATCGGCCCGGGCTCGGCTCGAGCGCGACGGGTCCATCGAGGCCGCCGCCGACCTCCTCGACGACAGCCTCTTCTCCTGACCCGAGCCGTCCGTTCGCCTGAGGGGCGCCGGCGGATCATCTCTCCGAGGACACCATGACCCAGATTGCGGGTACCCTCGATACCTACGTCCAGAAGGGCCAGCGCGAGGACCTCCAGGACGCGATCTACAACATCTCCAAGGCCGACACGCCGTTCATCTCGAACATCGGGCGCGGCAAGGCCAAGGCGGTGAAGCACGAGTGGCAGACCGACGCCCTGGCGCCGGCCGACACGACCAACGCGCAGCTGGAGGGCGACGAGTTCTCCTACACCCAGCGCGCCGGCACCGTCCGCGTCGGCAACGTCTGCCAGATCAGCCGCAAGCCGATCATCGTCTCGGGCACCGCGGAGGCGGTCGACAAGGCGGGCCGCAAGTCCGAGGTGAAGTACCAGAGCCTGAAGGCCGGCAAGGAGCTGAAGAAGGACGAGGAAGCCATCCTCCTGTCGGGGCAGGCCTCCAACGCCGGTGGCTCGACCTCGAACGGGGGCACCAACACCCCGCGCAAGCTCGGCGGCTTCCCGTCCTGGCTCGTGACGAACGTCTCCCGCGGTGCCGGTGGCGCCAACGGCGGCTTCAATCAGGGCACCGGGCAGGTGGTCGCTCCGACCGCGGGCACGGCGCGGGCCTTCGCCGAGAGCCAGGTGAAGGACATCCAGCAGTCCTGCTACACGGCCGGCGGCAACCCCTCGATGCTGATGATGCCGGTCGCCTACAAGCGCCAGTTCTCGGCCTTCCCGGGCATCGCCCAGCAGCGTCGCGACACCGGCAACAAGGCGGCGACCATCGTGGCCGCCGCGGATGTCTACGTCGGCGACTTCGGTCCGCTGTCCGCGGTGCCGAATCGTCAGTTCGTGGCCAACCGCGTGCTGATGATCGACCCCTCCATGGTGAAGCTCGCGTGGCTGCGTCCGATGCAGGTGGTGAAGCCGGCCCAGACCGGCGACGCCACCAAGCGGATGCTCCTCACGGAGTACACCCTGGAGGTCTCGAACGAGGCCGCCCACGGCACGATCGAGGATCTCACCTGATCCTCGGCTGACAGCCTGACACGACCCTGAGCGGGGCGCCCTAACCGGCGCCCCGTTCGCGTTTCCGCACCCCTCGAACCCGGAGGCCAGCGTGGCCGATACCGCGAACCCGAACCCGGCCCCCAAGCCGGCCGACAAGCCCGCCGCCCCGGCGCCCACCGTCACCGTCCTGATGGAGCGCGATTACTGGCCGAAGGGCCCGCGCCCGGCCGACCTGCCGGAGGACCAGGAGTACCGCGTCCGTGCCGGCGAGAGCGCCGAGCTGGGCGTCGACGAGGCCATGGACGTCGTCGAGGCCGGCATCGGCCGCCGCGACCGCGCGAAGGTCGCCTGATGCAGTCCGCCGCGACCTCCGCCGTCGTGGCGGAATCCGACCTCGTGTTCGACGGCGACTGGTGCCTGATCGACCACGATCCGCTGACCGGCAAGCAGGTCTGGGCGCTCGACGAGGGCGGCAAGCTGCGCATCCGCGAGGTGATGCCGGTCGACGAGATCCTCGCCGAGAACGCCACGCTTCAGGTCGAGAACCTGAACCGGCCGTTCGGCGATATGGCGCTCGTCGCCCGCGTCCCGATGCACATCTGGTCGAACCGGCTGGCGCCGGCGATCGTGCAGCAGGATCGCGCCTACCTGTCGCGCTGGCTCAACGACAGCAACCATGCCCGCTTCCGCACGCGCGCGGGCCGGATCTGATCCGATGGCCGGCTTCGACGACCTAGACGACCTCACCGGCACGCTCGAAGACTACCTGGAGCGCGCCGACCTGCGCTCCCGGATCCCGACCTTCATCCGCCTGGCCGAAGTCCGCCTCGACCGGCGGCTGAACCTCGCGGACAACGAGACGGCGCTGTCGCTGGTGCTCGTCGACGGCGCCGCGCCGCTCCCGGACGACTTCCGGGCGTGGCGCTCGGTGACCGGCCCGTGCGGGGAGCAGATCGATTACGTGGCGCCGCACGCCTTCGCGTCATCGTCCTGCGATCCGTGGCCGGTGTTCGGCCGCAGTGGCTGCGCCCAGGGCGCCTTCACGATCCTCGGTTCGATCCCGCTGGACGACATCGTCGACTCCACCGACGCGTGGCAGTTCGGGCTCGACAACGCCTTCATCCGGGTCGCGCCGTGCTTCGGCTCGGTCTCGCTGGTCTACCGCCAGGGCATTCCGCCGCTGTCGGATGCCCGGCCGTCGAACTGGCTGCTGGCCAAGCACCCCGACCTCTACCTCTACGCCGCCCTGCTGGAAGCCGAGCCGTTCCTGCGCCGCGACGCCCGTGTCGCGACGTGGCGCGCGATGCTGGAGGCGGCCATGGCCGACCTGACCGCACTCGACCGCGACGCGCGCTGGGGCCGCTCGCGCATGCGCGCCACCGAACCGACCCCCTGAGGCGCCCATGGCCGTCGAGATCACCGATTACCCGAGCCTGTCGGCCGCGTTCGAGAACTACCTCGCGCGCACCGACCTGACCGAGTTCCTGCCCTACTTCGTGCGCGTCACGGAGGCGTGGCTGAACCGCCAGCTCCGCACCCGGGAGATGATGGCGACCGCCGGCCTGCTCGGGGTCGACGGCACGCCGGGGTACGCGATCCCGACCGACTATCTGGAGTGGATCGCGCTCCAGTGGTCCTCCGCCGACCTCTCCCGCGTCCAGATGCTCCGCTACGTCGAGCCGGACAGCCCGGAGTTCCGGCACCGGTACCGGCCCGGCGGCGACCCGCAATACTTCTCGGTGCTGGGCGACCAGGTGCAGACGCGCTCGCTACTGCCCGGCGCGGTGAGCCTGACCTATTACCGGCAGATCCCGCCGCTCTCGGCGGACAAGCCGACGAACTGGCTCCTGACCAAGGCGCCCGAGCTCTACCTCTACGGTGTCATGGCCGAGGCCTACCGGTTCCAGAAGGACGAGGCCCGAAACCAGAAGTGGCTCGCCGACGGCATGGCGTTCTTGAACGCGCTGATGGGCCAGGGCGACTCGCAGAAGACCGGCGGGCGCCCCCGTCGCGCGGCCGAGGACCAGGCCGAAGCCACCGCCCGCGACACGCCGAACTGATCCGTGACCGACGCGATCAAGCTGGCGCCGTTCGCGCCCGATACGGCCTCGGTCGACGCCGGGGTCTCCGCGGTCGCGACCAACGTGGTGCCGCGCTCGGACGGCTACGGCCCGGTCCTGGCGCCGGTGCCGCTGTCGCTCGCGCTGCCGGCCGAGTGCCGCGGCGCCATCGCGGTGTTCTCCCCGACCTACAATTTCCCGATCTACGTGGCCGGGACCAACACCGGCCTGTTCGTTTACCGGACCACGGACAAGGCGTGGCTGCCGGTGACCAACACGGCGCGCTCCTACAGCGTGCCCCCGGGCGATTACTGGTCCTTCGTGGTCTACGGAACGCTGCTGCTCGCCTGCTCGGCCGGCACCCCGGTGCAGAAGGTCGTGATCGACCAGGTGCAGGCCGGGAAGGCCTTCGAGGATCTGGGCGGCAACCCGCCCCGGGCCCGGCACATGGGTGTGGTCGGCGACTTCCTCGTGCTGGCCGGCCTGCCCGACACGCCCCAGACGGTCCGCTGGTCGAACAGCGGCAACATCGAGCAGTGGCCGCTCGGCCAGCTCGACCAGGAGGGTGATGAGCAGCAGCTCCCCGATGGCGGCGCTGTGACCGGCTTCGCGGGCGGCGAGTATGGCGTGATCTTCCAAGAGCGGGCGATCCGGCGCATGACGCTGAGCCCGAATTCCGGAACCGTGTTCGACTGCTCGGTGCTGGAGGAGAACCGCGGTGCCGTGGCGCCGTGGTGCATCGCCAAGGTCGGCCCACGCATCTTCTTCCTCGACCGCGACGGGTTCTATGCGCTGGTGATCGGCGGCGGCCCGTCCACGCCGATCGGCGCCGAGCGCGTGAACCGGTTCTTCGCCGGACGCGTCGATCCGGAGCGGGTCGGCATGACGGTGGCGTTCCGGGACCCGACCGGAGAGCGGATCCTGTTCGCCTATCGGCTCGCCGGCACCGACGCGGCCGACCCGTCCCTGCTGGGCGAGGCGCTGCTGTACGACTGGCTGCTCGACCGCTGGTCGTTCCTCAACACCCCGATCCGCTTCGGCATGTCGGCGGCCACGCCCGATGTCTCGATCGACAGCATCGAAGGCTCGATCGACGACCCGGCCCAGCCCTCGCTCGACGATCCGATGTACCAGGGCGGCGCGACGCTGCTCGCGGTGATGACGACCGACAACCGGCTGGCCGTGCTCGACGGGAAGCCGCTCGAGGCCGTGGTGCAGACGCCCGACGCCATGCTGGCCCGCTCGAACCGGGCCTTCGTGCGCGCGACCCGGGTGGACACCGACGCGGACGACTGGCGCGTCACGATCGGGGTGCGGGAGAGCCTCGGCGCCTCGACCCCGGTCCGCTGGCTGAAGGAGACCGCTCCGACCGTGGAGCGGTTCGCCCCAGCCCGCGCCGATGGTCGCTATCACCGGGTGCGGGTGCGGATCCCGGCCGGCACGATCTGGTCCTACGTCTCGGCCATCGAGCCGGACGCGACGGCGGTGGGCTCGCGATGAACGTCCCCGGCCGCAACGAGAAGGACCTGTCGCTGTTCAGCCGCGCGATCGACGACCTCGCGCGCGGCGCCACCAACGCGATTGCGACCGACACGTTCACGCTCGCCAACGGCGTCACCAAAACCAAGGTGCCCTGTGAGAATGCTGGCCCGGGTGCGCTGCCGCGCTGGGTGCCGATCACGGAATCCGCCTCGAAGGCGACGGTCTGGCTGGTCTCGGCCGACCGCAAGAGCTTCACCGTCGGTCACAACCTCGACGCGGCCACCGACCGGACCTTCCGCTACGAGATGCGCCGGGCCTGATGCGTCTCCAACCTCTGTCGATGCCGCTCGCGCCTGACCTCGCCGAGCGCGTCGAGACGTGCCTGGCCGCCGCCTGTGCGCTGCCCGGCTGCGATCTCACCGTGGCGGGTCTCCTGCAGGCCTGCGCGGCGGGCCGGGCCCAGCTGGTCGGGATCTTCGACGGCGAACGGATCGTGGCCGCGGGCGTGACGCAGGTCCGTTGCCACGCCGACGATCGCCTGTCCTGCTGGGTGCTCTCGCTCGGCGGACGCTCGACCGGCCCCTGGTCCGCGGTAATCGCCGCCGTCGAGCGCGGCGCGGCCCGCCTCGGCTGCTCCACCGTCGAATTCGCCGGACGCCGCGGCTGGGCCCGCGTGCTGCCAGGCTACACGGCCACGCCCTGCGAGCGCGGCACTCACTTCCTCAAGCGCATCGGGGCCTGACATGGGCATGGGCGGCACCAAGACCCAGACGACGGTCCAGCAGCAGAACAACGACCCGTGGGCGCCGGCGCAGCCCGCGCTCCAGAACGTGCTCGCAGGCGCCACGAACGCCTACAACTCGGGCACCGGCTCGCAGGTCTACACCGGCCCCCGCTACGCCGGTCTCGGCGACACGTCGCTGGCGGCGCTCGACACGATGGCCGCCAACGCCAATGCCGGCCAGGGCGCGGCGAAGGCTGGCGACAGCTACCTGACCGGGCTGCTGTCGAACGGCGGCACCACGTCGGGCATCCAGTCCGCGCTCTCGGGCCTGGACAGCGTCGGCAAGATCGACACGTCGCGCATCTCCTCGCTCGCCGACCAGATGGCCGATCCGAACAACCTGGCCTACTCGACCTCCCGGGCGCTGACCCGGGGCGACTATAACCTGTCGACCGACGGCTACACCGGCCTGCTCAACGGGCTGTCGGGCTAGACCCAGTCCGAGCGGTCGCTTCAGGATGCCGCCGACGGCAAGTTCCTGGGCGGCGCGAACCCGTACATGGATGCGGTGATCGGACGCTCGCAGGGCGAGGCCGCCTCGAAGATCGCGCAGCAGATGGGCGCCGCGGGCCGCTCGGGCTCGGGTCGGTACGCCGCGACGATCGCCGATTCCCTCGGCGCGATCGGCACGCAGGCCCGGTACACGGACTACGATAACGAGCGCACCCGGCAGATGCAGGCGGCCTCGCAAATCGACAGCTCGCGCAACGCCCGCACCAGTCTCCAGCAGGGGCTCTACGGCTCCATCAACAACGCCGAGCAGGTCAACGCCGGCCTAGCCCTGTCCGGGGCCGGCCTCTACAATTCGACCAACACGACCGCGCTGGGCGGCGCGACCGCGCTGGCGGGAGTGGACAATCAGAACATCCAGAACGGAATCCAGACCGCGGGCATGAAGCTCTCGGCCGCGCAGGCGGACCGGGCCGCGGCGATGCAGGGCCTCGGCATGGTCGGGCAGAACATCGCCAACCTCCAGGCCCCAGGCCAGACCCTCGCCATGGTCGGCGCGGCGCAGGACGCGGATCGCCAGGCGCAGCTCGATACCGCGCAGCAGGTGTTCGCCGAGCAGCAGGCGAGCCCCTGGAAACAGCTCGGGCTCTACAGCCAGCTCGTCGACCCGATCGCGGGGCTCGGCGGCTCGTCCAGCGGCACGTCGGTTCAGAAAACGCCGCAGCCAGGCGTGATGCAGTCGCTCTTCGGCATGGGGCTGGCCGGCGCCAGCGTCGCCTCGAAGTTCTACGACCCGACCGGCAAGTAGGAGCGCCGCATGCCCTCCGCTCCCTTCGGCTTCGGCGGCATCCTCGGCGGCGGCCCGGTCCCGGACGTGCAGATGCCCGACGGCTTGCCGGTCGCGGGCGGCAAGGGCTCGCCCCTGGTCGACGCCTTCCTCGCCCTCCAGGGCCAGCGCATCAAGGATGCTGTGACCGCGCCCCGGGACGCCTACACGGGCGACCTGCAGGTGATGGGTCCAGATGGTCACCCGACCGCCGAAGCGATGGACCGGGCGAATGGCTTGGCCGGCCTCGCCATGACAGGCTCGATGCCGTTCAAGGCGCCGAAGGGTGCCCTGCGGATGTTCGGCGGCGCCGAGGCGCACGAGGACCCGCTGGCGGCGCTGTCGGCCGCGCTCGACCAGAACATGGGCTCAGTCGCCTCCGATGTGCGCCCGATCAGTCGCGTGGATACGTCGGCGAAATCCTGGGATCTCTACCACGGGACCAGCGCGCCGGAGGACTTCGCGCGGTTCGATCCGAACCGGCCGCAGGAAACCAGGACTCACTCGCCAGGCAGCGAGGCGGGAGCGGTGTTCTTGTCGCCAGCAGCCGATGAGGCGGCGCACTACGCCGGCGATGTGATCGGCAAGGACACGATCTCCGGCGCCGGGCCGCGGGTCATCCGCGCCACCGTCGATCCGGGAAAGACGGCCGTCCTCGACATCCCGCATCTTCTGGAGAACGACCCGAGCTTTGTGGCCCGGGCCCGGGAGAACTTCATCCAGAACGACGCGAAGGGCCGGACACCGACCGAGGCCGAGGCGAGCCGTCTCGGTGCCATGTTCGACGACCGCCACGCCCGCATGCTCAGCGACTTTCGGTCCACGCGCGATCTGAACGACCAGCTCGCCGCCCTCGGCTATCCGGCGAGCGAGGTCCCGCAGGCACAGTGGGGCTTCGGCGCAACCGGTGCCGCCATTCAGCGCGCGAAGGAGCAGGGCCTCGACACGGCCGTGCTGCGAGGGTTGAGCGAGAGCAACGGCGGCGATCAGATCGTTGCGCTGACCCCAGGACGCGTCCGCTCCTACTATGACCCGAGCCAGGTGCTCTTCAACGGCGGCCCCGCCGGCGGCCTCGCCGGCCTTCCCGCCCTCGCCGCCTCCTCCGACCCGAAAGGCCCGCCCGTGTCCTCAGGTCTCGCGCCGTTCGGCGCCCTGTCCGCCGCCGACATCGCGCGCCTGATGCAGCAGGCCCGGCCCCAGGTCGGGGACGAGGACGTGCCGGCCGCGATCCCGCCGGGCTTCTCCGGCTTCGTGCCGCCGGCCGCGCCGACGATGCAGCCGGCGAGCGCGGCCGTTCCTGCGGTCGCGCCATCGCCGGAGCCGGCCGGCCCGATGCAGGCGCCGCTGCGCATGTTCGGCTCGCTACCCCCGCAGATGCCGGCGCAGGCCGCACCGGACGCCGCGTTGGCCCCGATGCCGAGCCTCGTTGGCTCGCAGGCGCCCGCCATGCCGGCCCGCGCACCTGTCGCCGCCGCCGAAGACGCCCCGGCCACCCCGCCGCCCGCGCGGCCGCTGAGCTTCGGCGCCCTGCCGACCCCGACCGCGCCGACCACCACCGGTTCGACCGCGGCCTCGTCGCCGGCCAGCCCCGTCGCGCCTGCGGCCGCCACGGAGCCGTCGTTCCTCGACCGGGTCGGCTCTGGCCTGCGCAGCCTCAACGCGAACGGTGGCAGCGACCTGTTGATGTCGCTCGGGATCGGCCTGATGTCGACGCCCGGCTTCGGGCGCGGCGCCGCGGTCGGCCTGAAGAACTACGAGGACAACGAGGGCAAGCGGGCGGCGTCCGAACTCGCCCGAGCCGAATATGGCTTGAAGGCACAGAAAGCGCAGCGGGAGGTCGGGGCCCTGACCGGTAACGCCGCGATCCTGAAGAAGGCCTATCCCAACCTCTCGGACGTGGAGGCCCAGGCGCAGGCGTCGAACGGCGCGACCGTGACGGAGGCGCTCAAGATCCTTCGGGATTCCAACTACGGCCGCGAAAACGATCCTGCGGTGATCCGTGCGAAGGCACAGGCCCAGGCGGAGGGGGCGGCTGCCGGCAAGCCCGATGAGACCTATACGCTGGTGCCAGAGACCGAGCGCGCGGCTCTAGGCCTCCCGGCGGGCTCCTACCAGCGCGACTCGAAGAACAAGATCAGTCCGGTGAACCCGACCGGCACCACGATCAACATGGGCGGCGAGAAGGCATACGACGCCGAGGTCGGTAAGACCTATGCCAAGCAGTTCTCTGACCTGATGACCTCGGACCGGAACGCGGGCGCCAAGCTCAACTCGCTCTCCCTGATGGAGCAGCAGATGAACCAGCCCGGGTTCTACTCGGGCTTCGGTGGCGAGCAGGTGAAGCGCGTGAACCAGCTCCTCGGCGCGCTGGGCATCAAGGATCCGAAAGCGGCCTCCGGCGCGGAGGCGGTCGCCGCCCTGTCGAACCAGGTCGTGCTCGACCAGCTTGGCGGCTCGCTCGGCGGCGGCGTGTCGAACCCGGACCGCGACTTCATCGTGGAGACCGGCCCGGGTCTCGGGAAGACACCCGAGGGCAACAAGCAGCTCATCGGCATCTACCGCGCCATGGCCCAGCGCCAGCAGCAAATCGGGCAGATGGCCCGCGACTATGCGAAGGCCAACGGCGGCCGGATTGACGCTGGCTTCGACGAGCAGGTCTCGCGCTTCGCGAACGACAACCCGCTGTTCCCGGCGGCGAGCCGCGCCGCCCAGGCGCAGTCCGATGGCGTGTCCGGTCCGACGGCCGCGCCCGGCGTCGCTGCGCCGCGCACGCAAGCCGACTTCGATGCCTTGCCGAAGGGGGCGATGTACGTCGACCCGTCGGATGGCCGCCGCTACCGGAAGAATTGATCCATGGCTGGACCCCGCTTCAGCGGCACGCTCGTCGAGGATGATGCGGCCCCGGCCCCGGCCGGACCGCGGTTCTCGGGCACGCTCGTCGAGGACGACGCCCCCGCCCCGGCGGAGGGCGGTCGCGCCCACGGCGGCCTCAACGCCTTCGCCCGCGGCGTCGTCAACGGCCTGCCGATCGTCGGCCCCTACGCGCTGGCCGGGATCGACCGCGCCGACGCAGCGGTGCGCGCCGTGACGAACGATTCCCGCTACTCCGACGAGGTCGACGCGGCCAAGCGCTACGGCACCGAGGTCGCGGCCGAGCATCCGATCGCCGAGACGGCGGGTGAGATCGGCGGCGGCATCGCCGGAACGGTGCCGATGGTTCTGGCCGCGCCGGCCGCGTTCGGGGCGGGTGCCGGTGGGCTTCTGGGTCGGTCTGCGCTGTCGGCGGCATCGGGACTTGCGCTCGGTGGGGCGGATTCCGCTGTGCGTAGCGATGGCGATCTGCGCGAGACCGCGAAGGGCGCGGCAGCTGGCGCTTTGCTCGGTGCAGCCGCGCCGGGCATCGGCCAAGCCGTCGGTGCTGGCGCCCGCAAGGTCGCCGAGATGGCTGGCACCCGGGCCGCCCCGACGGCTGGCATGGGCGCTCCGGCCATGGAAAAGTTGGCCGCCGATACGGCCAATGCCGGCGGCACCGGCGCGGTGCGCGCCCGCCTGGGCGAGCTCGGCCCCGAGTCGATGCTGCTCGACGCCTCGCCTTCGTTCGAAGGACGGGCGCAGGGTCTCGCGGTCCTGCCTGACACCCGCGAGGCGATCGTGAACCCGCTGCGGCAGCGTGCGGCGGGGTCCAACGCCCGGTTGGGCGCCGACGTGGACACCCATCTCGGGCCGAACATGGACCCGGCCGCGTTCCAGGCCGAGTGGCAGAACGCCTACCGGGAAGCGGTGCCGCCGCTCTACCAGAACGCGCTCGGCCAGCCCGTGCAGGTCGATACGTCCGGCGTGCTGGAGACGATCGGTCGGCTGGGCGCGCACGAGAAGGGCGGCGCCGAGCTGGCCCTGCGCCGGGCCTGGGGGCTGCTGCACGCCGAGCAGGACGTGCCGGGTATCGGTCGCGCGGTCGTTCCGGATCGCAACCCCGAGGCGCTGCACAACGCCAAGGAAGCGCTCGACTCGATGATTGCGCATGTCCAGGCGCAGCAGGGCTCCGCCGCCGCGAGCGAACTGCGCGCCCTGTCGGCGGTGCGCTCCGGCGTGAACGATGCCCTCGAAGCCCAGGTCCCGGGCTACGCCGAGGCGAACCGAACTGCGCAGCATTTCTTCCAGCAGCGCGACGCCTTCGATGCCGGCCAGCGCCTGCTCAACGGCGGGCGCGAGGCGGCCCGGCCGGCCCAGGTTGCCGCCGCGACGGCCGAGATGACGCCGGAGGTTCAGCAGGCCCAGCGCCTCGGGCTGCGCACGGAGGTCGATCGGCTCGTCGGGACGCAGCTCAACGACCGCTTGGCGCTCCGAAAGGCCCTAATGGGCGAAGGCGATTATAACCGGGCTCGGATGGGCGTCGTGTTCGGTGAGGAGCCGGCCGCGGGCGTTGCCGCAGCGGTGGATCGGGAAGCGGCCTTCGACGCGACCAACCGCCGGGTCGTCGACAACTCGCAGACCGAGATGCGCCGCCGCGCCGCCGACGAACTCGCGCCTCGCGATGTGGCGCCGAGCCCGGCCGACGCGGTGCCGGCGGTGGCTGGTGCGATCGGCGGCCTACAAGCGGGCCTCGCCGCGCAGGCGGCCCGGCTCGGGATCAAGGGAGCGCAGGCCGGCATCAACGCGGCCGGCCGGTCCCGCGACCTCGCCCGCAACCGGCAACTCGCCGAAGCGCTGACCCAGCGCCAGGGCGAACAGCTCAACGCCCTCTTGGAGGCGATCGGCGCGCGGCAGGCTGCGGAGCGGATGGCGGGCGGCGTCGGACGCGCAGCACAGATCGGGACGACGGCTGCAACGGTCTCGCAGGCGGAACGGGCGAAGGCCTACGTGCCGTTCGGGTTCCTGCCAGCGCGGCGGTGATCGTAGATGCCGTAGGATAGCGCGGCGACGAAGAAGCCGGCCAGGATCGCCCAGACGGCAACACCACCGAAGCGATCCCACGCCCAATCCACCGCGCCCGGCACGGTCGCGTTCACGACCCACGACAGCGCCGACATGGCGATGGCGAACAGGACGAGCGTCAGGAGGATTTCAGGCCAGCGGGGCATGTGATCTCGCCGCATCATTGTACGACCGCAATACTTCCGCCGTTGTTCCATAAATCACCTGGCTTCAAGCCATCGACGTCCTTTGGCAACTTAGATATCTCGTCTTTCAATCTTATAACAGGGTCATTCGCTCGCTGCTCAATGGCAATTCTGGCTGCATGCTCATCTCTCCACGCGAGAAAACCCATCCAGAATACGGCAAAGATCACCAAAGCATAACTGGCCACAGTCACCGCTCTTGCGCCTCCCCAATTTTTAAATCGGTCTAACATGTTGAGGCAGGGGGCAGCGATGGCGGAGGGAATGACAATACCAAAAATAAGCTGATATTTTTCGAATAGTGTCCAGACGTAGAGCGAGACATCATTGAGCATCTGCGCACCCGTGGTTGGTGCTGTGATGTTCTCTGATCCAGCCTTGATGGCATGACGGATAACCGTCCTTGCCGCCGTCGCAGTTCGCGGGCATGCTCTGTCCATTCTTCGGTAGCTTCGCACCTCCGAAGATGACTGGGCCGGGCCGCTCGCACAAGCGCCCGGCCCACCCCTTGACCCGACGGGCGAACCGCGGGAATAAGCCACCGTCGCGAGCGCTTTGCGCCCGACCCTGACAAGGCCCGCCATCGTGCGGGCCTTTCGCGTTTCGGGACCTCGCCTATGCCGACTGACCCGCGCGTCGCCGCTGTGATCGCCGCAGCGGCGCAGGGCAGTGGCCTGGACCAGCGCTATCCCGGCTTCATGGAGCGGATGGCGCAGATCGAGAGCAGCGGGGATCCCGGCGCCTCGAACCCGTCCGGCGCGGCGGGTCTGTACCAGTTCATGCCGAAGACGGCGGCGGCCTATGGGCTGGCTGACCCCTATGACCCGGACGCGTCGGCGCAGGCCGCGGCCCGGCTGACACTTGATAACGCGGCTTCCCTGAAGCGGGCGCTCGGCCGGGATCCCACGCAGGGCGAGCTCTACCTCGCCCACCAGCAGGGTGCCGGGGGCGCCTCGAAGTTGCTGGCGAACCCGGACGCGCCGGCGGCCGATCTCGTCGGCGCAAAGGCTGTCACCGGCAACGGGGGCAACACGGGAATGACCGCCCGGGACTTCGCCGGGCTGTGGCTCAGCAAGTTCGACGGCGGCGGCCGGGCCATGACGATGCCAGGCGGCGCGGCCGTGCGCGGCGCCTTCGGCCTCTCCGGCCCAGTCGCTTCCGGCGCCGCCGACTCCGTGACGCCAGCCGGTGGCGCGGCGATGCAGTCGCCCGAGGCGGACCGCACCTTCCAGGTCGCCTCGCTACTCCGCACGCTCACCGCCGCCGATGCGCCGGCCGCTTCCCCGGTCGCGCAGGCCGCAGCAGCGCCCGCCCCGGCTCCGATGCACATGCAGCCGGCCCGCCGGCAGGCCCCCGCCTTCGACCCGCAACGCTTCTTCGCGCTGCTGCCCGGCGCCACGACCCGCTAACCCGAGGACGGCTCTATGCCCGGCGCCATCAACTGGGAAGTCGCGCCCTCGGGCAACGACGTCTCGGATCCCCCGATCATCTTCAACGAGGGCCAGCCGGCCAAGACCATCAACGACGCCATGCGGGCGCTGATGGCCTCGATGAAGCTCTGGATGCTCGACAACTCGGGCGTGAACCAGGCCTACGGGTCGGACGCCTACACGGTGCTCACCCGGCAGGGCGTATCGGCGAAGGCCGCCGCCCAGGCGCACACGCTCAAGTTCCGGACCACAACCACCAACCTCAACCCGTGCACGCTCTCGGCGGACGGGAACACACCCAAGCCATGGCTGCGCTCTGACGGGACGCAGTTCGGCCCGGGCGACATCTACCCGACGGTCTGGTCGGTGGTGTTCGACCCCGACGCGGAGGTCTACCGCACGATCTCGCCCACCACCGAGGCGGCGGGCAAGATCACGGCCTTCGGCGGCCCCAACGTGCCTCTGGGCTGGGAGATCTGCGACGGCCGACCGGTCTCGCGCACCGGCTACGCGGCCCTGCTCGGCGCGATCAGCACCTTCTGGGGCAACGGCGACGGCTTCACGACCTTCAACCTGCCGGACCTGCGCGGCCGCAGCCTGTTCGGTGCGAACCGCGGGCTCAACCTGCTCTCAGGTGCCGGCGGGCTGGTCGGGTCGCTGGGCTACCTCGGCGGTGCCGAGACGGTGGCGATGCTGGCGACGCAGATGCCTCGCCACATGCACACCTCGACCATGTCGCCGGCCGGGTACTTCGCGCCGAACATCCAGAACGCCGGGGGGCACACCCACGGCGGCACGAAGGTCGGCGGCGACCACACCCACACCGGCTCGACTGCGCTGGGCGGGAACCACGCACACACCGGCACGACCGACATCAGCGGCGACCACGCTCACGTCGTGCAGTACGGCTACGGGCTGGTTAGCACCGCCACGCCTAACAACGCGCAGGTCGTCACCGGCATCAACCTGGGCTCACAGGGCAACGGCCAGACCACGCAGAGCGGGCCGCACGCGCACACCTTCACCACGGGCGCCGCGGGCAACCACGCGCACGCCATCGCGACCGATCCGGGCGGCTCGCACGCCCACGAGATCCCGCTCGACGGCGACCACGCCCACACGATCGATCCGACGCCGAACCACGTCCACACGCTGGTGATCGACACGGCCGGCTCGGGCGACCCGCACCCGAACGTGCCGCCGGGCGCCGTGGTGACCTGGGCCATCAAGACCTGAGGCTATCATGAGCGCGTTCGACTGGAAGACGGACCCGGCCCAGAACGGTCAGGCCGATAGCGCCGTGCCAGCCATCGCCGGGACCACGGCGCGCCTGTTTCCTGACGCGGCGCGCGGGATCATGGCCGGGGTGGCGATGCTCGTCGCCGATCAGGGCGGCGCCCTCGTCTCGCAGGGGGCCGGCGACGTCTACGCCGTGCAGACGATGTCCGGGCTGAAGCCCGCGCCCGGCGTGATGATCGGCTTCTGGGCGAACCGCGACAGCGTGGCCGAGCCCGCGCTCGCGGTCGACGGCTACGGGCCGGCCCGGCTCCTGGCATCCGACGGCGGCGAACTCGCCCCGGGTTCGATGCGCAAGGGCGAGTTCCAGCTCGTCGTCTGGGACGAGGCCGTCGCCTCCGGCGCTCCAGCGTGGCGCAAGATCAACCCGGCCCCGACCGATCTCGCCGTGCTCAACGTCGGCACGCTCATGGCGGCGCTGCGGGCGATCCTCCCGACCTCGCCCCCGCCCGGCAGCGGCAAGCTGTGGTTCAACAACGGCCAGTTCGCCGTGACGACGGAGGACTGACATGGGCGCCTTCGACTGGTCGCAGAAGCCGGCCGGGAACGCGAGCGCGGATCCCGACGTCCCGGCCCGCGACGGCACCTCGGCGCGGGATCTGCCCGGCCTGATCCGAGGCCTGATGGCGGCGCACGCCGCGCTCCTGGCCGACCAGGGCGGCGCGATCCGCACCAGCGGGCTCGCCAACGCCTACCTCGCGCGCACCGCATCCGGGCTGACGGCGATGCGGCCGGGTGTGGCGATCCTGGTCCAGGCCGATCGGGACAGCACCGGAAGCCCAACGCTGAACGTCGACAGCATGGGGGCCCGCCCCTGGCGCGACCTCGACGGCACGCCGCCGCCGCCCGGTCGGATCAAGGCCGGCGCCTTCTACCTCGTGGTCGCGAACGGCTCGACCTGGTCCACGGATTTCGGCGCCCTCGCCCGCGCCGAGGCCGAGGACATCGCGATCAGCACGACCCTCATCTTCGGCGGGATCTGACATGAAGCTGCCCCCCATCCTCACGGGCATCGTCCTCGACCCTGTCGCCGGCACGCTCGACTTCTCCGCGCTCGGCGTCGGCTTCGACCCGCGCACGGTGCTGGGCGTCCTGCACGAGCCGAGCAACCGGTTTGTCTTCGCCAAGGGTCGGCAGGGGCTCGGCTACACGGCGATCGCCGGCACGGTGATGACGCTGGCGGCGGACGTGTCGGACCTTCCCGCCGGGTCCCTGACCGGCTTCGCGGACGATGGCGCGCTGATCGCGACCGACGCGCGCCTCGAGGCGTGCCGGGCGCTGCTCGCGACGGCCAGCGCCACGCTGTCGAACCTGTCCACGGCGCTCGGCACCCCGTCCGATGTCGCGACGGGCTCCGACGCCACGGCCGGGTCGCTCATCGCCAAGGTGACGCGCCTGCTCGGCACGCAGTCGGGCATCGCGACCGTCCTCGCCGCGATCCGGGACCGCCTGCCGGCGGCCCTGGTCGGCGGGCGGCTCTCGGTCGACGGGTCCGGCGTCGTCCAGCCGGTCACGGTCGGGAATTTCCCCGCGACGCAGCCAGTCTCCGGAACGGTCAGCCTCGGGGCCGGCGCGGCGCAGATCGGCACTATCGGCAACGCCTTCGCCCTCGACGCGACCGCCCAGGCCGGCAACACTAGCACCGCCGCCATCGCCGCAGCGACCGGCACGAGCGCGGATGCCGCGACGGCGTCGGGCGCGAACACCTCCGTCATCGGCGCGCTGCGGGCGATCCGGGACCGACTGCTCGACACACTCGCGGTCAGCGGCACGGTCACCTCGAACCAGGGCGCGGCCGGTGCCGCGGCGTGGAAGGTCGACGGTTCGGCCGTGACGCAACCGGTCAGCGCGGCCGCGCTGCCGCTGCCGGCCGGCGCCGCGACTGCGGCCAACCAAGCTTCGGAGATCACCGCACTCGGTGCCCCAGCCGACGCCGCCTATGCGGGTGCCGGATCCTCCTCGATCATCGCGGCGCTGAAGGGGCTCTACGCGGCGCTGCTCGCTGCGACGCCGGCCGGGGCGAATGTCATCGGCAAGGTCGGGATCGATCAGACCACGCCCGGGACGACGAACGCGGTCTATGCCGGCAACCGGTCTGTCGTGTTCGCCGACGTCACCAGCGGGTCGCTGACCGCCGGCGGTGGCACGGCCGCGGTCACCCACGATGCCGGCGCCAGCCCGAGCCAATGGGCCAAGGTCAACGCCACCTTCTTCTCGTCTCAGGCCGGCACCTACACGATCCAGGCCTCGAACGACTCCGGCTTCACCAACGCCATCCCCGTCGCCACCGGTGCCATCCCGGCGAGCACGGGCGTGTCGGTCTCGCTGCCGGTCACGTTCCGGTACTACCGGGCCTTCATCGTCAACGGCGGGACCGCAGCCTCGTCTGTCTACCAGGCGATGAGCTTCACGGCCTCTTGAGCCGCCGCTACCCCGCCCCTCAATCGCCCCAACCGGCCGGGACAGACCATGCTTCGACTGCTGCTGCTCACCTTCATCGGTCTGGCGACGCTCGCTCCGGCGAACGCCTTCGATGCGACTGCCTCGCGCCGTTACGCGTCGCCAGACCTGTACCGCCCGAACGTGGATCAGCTCACCGCTTGGGGTCCGATCAACTGTGCGATCGGCCGGGTATGTCCTGCCGGTGGCCTTAGCGTCGCGCCCGATGCGAACGCTGCAACGGGTACGCTGGCCCGGTCGCTCGGCGATCTTTCGGGCTTCAAGGCACCGGGCCCGTCCGGCTTCGCCCGTCTGGACGCGGCCTTCTTCACCGCGAACGCCCGGACGCTGTTCAACAGTGACGCCTCTGGCGGCCCGGCCAACTGGCTCGGCAATGGCGCTGGCGGCTCCGCCGCTCAGTATGCCTATGGCGGGTTCGGTCAGGTCGTGTCGCTGTCGGGTATCGGCGACGTCGGCGTGGTCGGTGGAACGCGCACGACGGATATTACGACGCCCGGTCGGCTGCCAATCGGCATCATGGGCTGGAGCTTCAACTTCAAGACGACCGCGCCTCAGACATCTTGGGCTGGCTACATGGAGGCGCGCCGGAAGAAGGGCGCTGGTCAGGTCCATGGGCTGGAGGTCAACGTCACCGATCTGGGTGACGGCTCAGACCGCTCAATCCCGAGCGCAATGGCCTCGGGGCCGAACGCCGTCTACAGCGCGTGGGCATCCGGCATCAACATCGCCTGCGGCGGCAACGTCACGCCCGGCCAGCAGACCGGTTGGGACGGCAGTCAGAACGTGACGCAGGCGGCGAACTGCGGCACCGCGCTGCCGATCTACGCCAACGGCGCCAAGTTCGAGAAGGGACTGATCTTCGGCGAAACGGCGCTCGTCGGATGCGACGGCAGAACCCCTGGCCTGACCTGCACGATGATCGAGGCTGGCCGCGGTGCCGGTCTCGCTTGGAACGACAGCACCACCCGGCAAGCAGCGCGGATCTACTCCGATCTCTCCCCGACGGGCGCGGCGCTGCGCCAGACCTTCACCGACTTCGGTACGATCTTCGACGCGTATGGCGGTGCGACACTGGTCATCGCCAGCAAGCCCTCCGACGTGAACGGTGTGCAGATTTTCGGTGGCGGCGCAGCGGCCTCGCCCGCCCGGATCGTGGCCGGAGGTTCGCCCAACGCAAGCCTCGGGCTATCGCCCTCTGGTGGCGGCGTAGTCCAGATGCAGGGCGTGATGCAGTTGCTAGCCTATACGGTAGCCACCTTGCCGGTGTGCGATGCGACGCGGGTCGGCGGCATGGCCTACGTTACGGACGCGCAGACCCCGACCTACCGCAACGGCGTCGTCGCCGGCGGCACGAACGTCGTGCCGGTGTTCTGCTCCGGCTCGGCCTGGGAAGCGCACTGACCCTGGGCGCCTGACCAGGCGCGTGGCCGGGTCGCTCCTGCTCCCCTCTTAAGCCCCCCTCTCAGGAATCCGTCATGCCCCTGCGCTTCGCGGCGCGGGCCGCCCTCGCGTGCCTCGCGCTCGCGGGATCGGCCCCGTGCGCCCTGGCCGAGACGGCCTCCTGGTACGGCTCCGGTCACCGCACCGCCAACGGTGAGCGGTTTGCGCCGGATGGACTGACCGCGGCACACCGCAGCCTGCCGTTCGGGACCCGGGTGCGGGTGACCTACGGCGCCCGCTCGGTGGTCGTGCGGATCAACGACCGCGGCCCGTTCATCGCCGGCCGGGCGATCGACCTCTCGCGCGGCGCGGCCCGGGCCATCGGCCTGTCGGGCGTCGGCCGCGTCCACCTCGCCATCCTCGGCTGACCCGGAGACCACCATGGACGTCTCGCCCATCGGACGCGCCGCCCTCGAGGGGCGCGAAGGCACCCGGCTGACCGCCTACAAGGACTCCGTCGGCGTCTGGACGATCGGCACCGGGATCACGACCGCCTCCGGGCTGATCAAGGTCGTGCCCGGCCTCACCATCACGCCGCTCCAGTCCGACGCGCTCTTCGCCGCCGCGCTGGAGAAGTACGCGGCGCCCGTGCGCGCCGCCCTGGCCAAGCCGGTCCCGCAGCCGTTCTTCGATGCCTGTGTCAGCCTCGCCTACAACATCGGGCCGGTCGGCTTCGCACACTCGACCGTGGTCCGCCGCGCCAATGCCGGCGACCTCGCGGGCGCCGTCGAGGCGTTCCTGATGTGGAACAAGCCGGCCGCGATCATCTCACGCCGGCAGGGCGAGCACGACCAGGCCGCCCTCTCCTCCTACGCTGGCGCCAAGGTCTACGCGCGCCGCGGCGACCGCGCCCCCGTGAAAGCGATGGCGGGCACGCTGCCAGCTCCCACCACCGCGCCCGATCCGCTCGCGCCGATGACGGGCGCCGCACCGCCGGCCGCCACGCCAGTCCCGTCCGCCGAGCCCGGCTTCTGGGCGCGCCTGCACGCTCTCCTCTCCCGCAAGACCAAGGTGGCCTGACATGCACCGCGCCCGCCTCCGCCGGGTCCGCCTCGGCATCCTGCGCTGGTACGCCGCCGCGCGCGGGTATCGGATCTACGCGCTGGCCCTGGTGCTGGCCGTGCCGGACATCCTCGACGCGCTCGCCGGGGTCGACTTCACCGTCCTGCTGCCGCCGGGCTGGGGCGCGAAGTCGGCCTCCATCCTGGCGATCCTGCGCGTGGTGCTCGGCATCGTGATCCGGCGCCTCGCCATGGTCGGACCGCCCCCCTCCGGAGGTTCGCGTTGATGCCGTTCCTGACGCTGATCGGCGGCTTCCTGGTGAAGCTGCTCGGCTCCGGCATCGTCGCCCCGGTGCTCGACTATCTCGGCAAGCGCTCCGACAACGGCGTGCTGACCAACGGGCAGAACGTGACCGGCGACGTCACGGTGGCACAGGCGCAGCTCACCGCCTACGTCGAGGAGCGCAAGGCGATCGCGCAGGAGCGTGCGCGATGGTCGGACCATCCGCTGACCGGCGGCATGATCCCGTGCGCGTTCTACCTCTGCATGGTCCACTTCGGCGCGATCGTCCTGGACAGCACCTTCCGGTTCAACTGGCAGGTCGCGAAGCTGCCGGCGCCGTACGACGCGATGGAGAACGCCATCGTGCTCTCGGTGATCGGCGTCGCCGGCATTGCGCCGACCGTCCGCCGGATCTTCACCCGGTAACCTCTCTTCCGACGACCTCACCCCCTCCCCCGCAGGGGGGTGGGGGCGTCTTTCGTGTCACCGCCAAAATTAGACCACTCGATCCACCTCGCCCGCACAGCGCCGAGCGACGCGCTTGGCCTAGAAACGCGGTCGGCGCCCAAATTTAGTCCACCCGCCTCCCCTTCGCAGGGTGAGGTGAACGAGGCCTCGCGCCATGTCCGATGAGAAGCCGCGGCGCCGACGTCGCCCGGCCGTGCCACGCGCGGGCCTCGACCTGATCGCCGAGGGCGTGGCTGCGCGCGTGCCCCCTCCCATTCCGCCGGGCCTCGGTGAGGGCCTGCTCGAACACGCCTCCAACGGTGCCCTGATGAGCAACCCCCAACTCGACGGCCTGCTCGGGCGCCTGCTGGAGCGATGCGAGATCAACGGAAAGCAGCTCGAGGCCGTGGGCCAGAAAATGGACCGGCTGGAGGGCAAGCTCGAGGGCGTGGCTTACCGACGGGACATCGAGCACTTCATGCCCCGGGACGAGATCGAGCGCCGGATCAAGGAAGCGACGGCCGACACGAAGGCCGACGGGAAAGAAGCGGTCGGTGCGGTGCGGAAGGACGTCGAGAAGCTGCAGGGCCTCGTGAAGTGGGCTGGCTCCGGCATCATCGTGTCGTTCGCCGGCCTGCTGCTCAAGCTGATCTATTCGAGCGCGCACATCCCGATCTGACCGACCGCTTCACGCTCTACTTCACACCGCCCTGGGCGCCCTGGCTTAGGCCGGGGCGCCTTTCGTCGTTTCAGGGCTACGACAGCGACCGCCCGGTTCTCGCGCTCCAGGCCTTCGCTCGGCTCCACGCCGCGGCCAGCGCTTCGATCGCCTCGTCCCGGGTCGGCGTCTCGCCATTGAGCGGCTTCAGCTCGTCGTCGCCGCGCTGGCAGCCTGTGCAGGTCCAAAGCCAAGTGCCGTGGTTCGGTCCGCCGGAGTTCCGCATGATCCGACCGACGTGCTGGCCGGCTTCCTCGGCGACAAAATCGTGATGCGTGTCGGGGAAGGTACGGCGCCAGGTGAACGTCAT